TAAATTCTTTAGAAAGTAAAAACAATAATATATTAAAACTAAAAGATATACCAGTTATATTTCTTAGTTTTGATGAACCCAATGCCGATGAAAATTTTAATTTTTTAAAAGACAATCATCCTAATCCCAAATTGGTAAAACGTGTGCATGGCGTAAAAGGCTTTGATGCCGCACATAAAAAAGCCGCAGAAGAAGCTGGCAGCAAACGCTTTTTTACTGTAGATGCAGATTGCAGAGTAGACGCAGAAATATGGAAAAAAAGCATTGAAATTACCAATGACATCAAACATGCAACATTGAGCTGGAGCAGTAGGAACATTGTCAATGGTTTAGTCTACGGCAACGGTGGCGTTAAATTATGGTATGCGGAACATGTTAATAATATGAAAAGCCATGAAGCCGCAAGAAAAGGCGATAATACTCATAACGTAGATTTCTGTTGGGATCCTGAACAATACAAACAAATGAATAACACATATGGCATTGTACATAACAATGCAAGTTTTAAGCAAGCATTCAGGGCAGGTTTTCGAGAAGGCGTTAAAATGGGACTGGATCAAGGTTTTAAAGTTAGACCAGAAGATTTTAAACATAAAATGTACCCTGCAAACTTTGCACGTTGGATGATATGGATGACAGTGGGTCGAGATGTTGAAAATGGCGACTGGGTTATCTACGGCTCAAGACTAGGGGCTTATATGTTATATGTCGAAAATTTTGATCATAGTGTAATTTCAGACTATGCATGGTTTGATAAATTTTGGGATGAACAACTTATGAAGTTAGGACAAGGCGAATTTATCAATGATCATAGTCATAAACTAATGTTAGACTTGACACATAAACTGGGATTACCCTTAGTCGAATTAGATGCTAATCAAAGCGTTTGGTTTAAACACGTTCATTTTAGTCCCACAAAAGGACAGGGATGGCCGTCATTATTAAATCAAAGTGCATTGCCGTTGTATGGATTTGAGTTACCTAAATACTAATATGACACCAGTTTACTTTTTATACACAGATGAAGCAAATCTAAACGAAAATTGGGAACGTTTACAGACCAAGACTACAGATGCAGTTGCAGTTGCAGCCGTGGGCAATATATTCGAAAGTCACAAACATATTTCAAGTTTGTGCGAAAGCGATAGATTTTATGTAGTGGATGCTGATTCCTGGATAGTTGATAGTTTTAACTTTGATAAAAATATTGAACTAACGTCAAAAAGTGTAGCGGTATTTCGCAGTAAGAATCCCATCAATGGATTGATTTACGGGCACGGCGGAATCAAACTATTCAGTAAAGATTGTTTTAGTGCAGAACGATTAGATCGGCCTGACATGACTACTACACTGGCAGATAGTTATATTAAAGTAAATGTTCTTGCCACGGAACACAGATTTAATTACAGTCCATATGCCACTTGGAGAACAGCATTTCGTGAAGCAGTTAAACTAAGTGCTGGCATTAATAAAAATAACAATGACCAAGAAAGCCAGGAACGTTTGACAATGTGGTGCGAAGCTGGCCTTGAAGTAGAGCATGGCTATTTTGCTGTACACGGCGCACGGCAAGGTGTTGCTTATGCTAAATCAAAGAACTGCGACTTTACACTGGTCAATGATTTTAAATGGTTAAAAAATAAATTTATAGACTGGACTGACTGTAATGGATAATGATAATTTAACATGGTTATTTGGCATTGAAAAGTTTTTTAACTTTATCAATGAATACGAAAAAAAGAAATTTATCAGGAATATTATCAATATGAAATATTCCGAAGCTAATTCTAAACCATGGCCATTGAAAGATTTAATTTCTTCGGACTATGAGCTATATCCTGAATCATATAGAAGTGATCGTTTAAATTTTTATGCAAACATCTGTGCTGAAGATAAATTGGTTACCAAAGAATTGATTTATATTATGAATTCAATATGGCCCAATGATTCTGTACTTCAAAAGTTACATAAAATAACATTGTTAAATGACAGTATACTTGCAACTATTTTTAGTAAAAGTCAAATACTCAGCAAATTATGGATGGCAGAAACACTGAGTAAACACAATACGTCATTTAACAATATTTTGTTAATCGGCGGCTGGCTGACTCATCATAGCCTATTCTTAAAAGACATAAATTATAAACATTTGTATAGTATCGATCCAGATGCCAGTATGAATCCTTTGATTAATATTATGAATCCAAATGCATTTATCTGTAATAAAAATATGGAACATTGTTTTGATGTAAACAACGATATCATCTTTAATGACAGTATAATTAATCCAGACTTAGTTATTAACACTAGTGCAGAACACATGGATAATACTTGGTTCGAAAAGTTAAAGCCAGGTACCACAGTATTATTACAATCTAACAGCAGTCCGGATTATCAACACATAAATTACTGTCAAGACTTTGGTGTGTTTTTAAAAAAATATCCAGTAACTACATTGTATTTTAGGGGAGAAACTGTTCTCCCTAGTTACAAACGCTATATGTTATACGGAGTTAAATGATGTATAAAGCTGATGAAATTACCACCGTTCATTTAGAAGTCACTGAACGCTGTAATGCCAGCTGTCCCCAGTGTGCCCGTAACATCAACGGAGGCGAAGTAAATCCTCAGTTACACAATGCTGAATTAAGTTTAGATGATGTCCGAACGATTCTCAAGCCTGAATTTATCAAGCAATTGAAACGATTATACATGTGCGGCAACTATGGCGATCCCATTAGCGCCAGCGATACCTTGGAAATATTTGAATACATTCGCAGTCACAATGCTAAAATGCAACTGAGCTTTCATACAAATGCCAGTGCTAAGACTCCTGAATGGTGGAGCAAGTTGCCAGCAGCCATGGGTAAAAGTCACTATGTTGTATTCAGTGTAGACGGTTTAGAGGATACCAATCATTTGTACCGTCAAGGCACTGTATGGAAAAAGATCATGGAAAATGCTCGAGCTTTTATACAAGCTGGAGGCCGAGCACGTTGGGACTTCATTGTGTTTGGACACAATGAACATCAAGTAGAAGAAGCTAGAGCATTAGCTGAAAGTATGGGCTTTGAAAAGTTTAATGTTAAAAAGTCCAATAGATTCTTTAGCAATACTCGCGGCGCAGTAAAAGCGGATCACCAAGCAGGCAACCGTAAAGGCAGTACTACTCAAATGTTAAGTATGCCGACTAACCCAGAATATCAAAATGCCGCACTAAAACAATTAGAAAGCCTAAGCAAAGACAAAGGCAAAATTAAAATGGATTTCATATCAACTGTTGCCGAGCTAGAAGGTAAGATAAGTGCTCAAAAGTTTAACTTAGATCCCGATAAGAAAAAAGACATGGAAAAGTACTGGGACAGTGTGGAAGTTAAATGTAAAGTTGCAGAAGAGAAAAGTATTTACATCACAGCAGAAGGATATTTACAACCATGTTGCTGGACCGCGGGACAAATGTATGTTTGGTACTGGAAAGAACGTGGCGGACAGATATGGGACGCAATTGACGAGGTTGGGTTAGACGGTTTAGATCTGCGATTACACAACTTAAATGATGTTATCAATGGTAAATATATGCAAGAAACAATACCTAATAGCTGGAATAAACCTAGCTGTGCAGAAGGCAAGCTGGCAGTATGTGCTAAGACATGCGGTACTAAGTATGATGCATTCAGTGAACAATTTAAATAAAGGAAAAATCATGACACCAATTGAATATAATGAGTTTTTAAAAACAAGACGCACATCGAAAGTTTTTACAGATCAAAAACTAACAAAAGAACAACGACAAATGCTAATCGATGCAGTGAATTATGCGCCAGCGCAGAACTCAAATAGAAATTTTATACCAATCCTTGTTGAAAAGCAGGAACATAAAGAATGGTTGCAGGACAATATATTTTTTATGGTGTCTAAATACAGCGAGTCGTTGGGTAAAATAATGCCAACAGAATATCAACTAGGTATATCGACAGCACCTGCTGTAGTAATATATTTAGAAGCGAACGCCTCTCTTCCTATCGTCAATCATCTCAGTCATTTAGATGCAGATGGAACTTTTTTAAAAGAACCTGATTTGGGGGATAGATACATAAGAAATATTAACATAGGAATGAACATGGCATTTCTAGCCCAACAAGCATATCTGCTTGGATTGGATGTTGGATTCAATGGTTGTACTAGAGGTGTTAGGAACGTCATGGAAACACCTGAATTGAAAGCCCATTTGCATTCTATATATAATGAATTTGGAATTACTGACGAAATGGCAAATAAACACCATATGGCACCAGGTTACGCAGTATGTATAGGAAAAGCCAAGCCTGTTGCCAATCCTTTGACCAGAGCCACTAAAGAAGACGTAAACGGATTTGTTTACAAAGATGGCTATTATACAAACATTAAAAAACATAAATTAGATCCTTTAGAAAATATCAGAACAATAGATGAATAAATATTTTTGAAATTTATGAATTTTGACCCTTTGCGCTTAGAATTGGAAATAACCAGCAAGTGTACACTATTTTGTCCAGAATGTCCGCGGACTAGAGATCCGGATGAAAAGAAAAACAAATGGAAATACGGCGAACTAGACATTGCTGTCATTGAAAAAATGATGCAGGTGCCAAGTATTAAGTCAGTTATATTTTCCGGAGGATATGGTGATCCTATATATCATACAAAATTTGCTGAAATAATCAAACTTGTAAAAAAGGCTGACAAGCAAATAACTGTGAACACCAATGGTAGTTATAGAAATGCCGCTTGGTGGACGACGTTGGCTCCTTTGTTCGAAAAGGGAGACATGTTTGTCTTCAGTATAGATGGCTTGCCTGGCAAAGATTTATACAGGGTGAATTCGGAATGGTCCAGCATTGAAACAGGTATTAAAATTATGACTTCTCTGTCACTGGCTGATATACAATGGAAATGGATAATTTTTAAATACAATGAAAATGATGGCATAGAAGGATACAAATTAAGTCGACAGCTGGGCGTGGGCGAATTTCGAGTAGTTAGCAGTGGAAGAGAGTATCCCCCAGGATACAAACCCGACAGAAGTTTGGAAGAAGTAATTTCGGAATTAAATAATTACGTACATGAAGAAGGACAAAATGCAACTAGATCCAGAATGCTATAAGACTAAAAATATTTTCTTTGTACGAGCAAGTGGTACATACTCTCCTTGTTGTTATACTACTACTAATGGTGAATTAGAAAAATTTCTAGGCGAAGAGTTGTATGCCCAACTAAATTTAAATAATTATTCCTACGAAGAAATAACGAACTCACAGGCCTGGGCAAATATAAGAACAATGGTTCAATCAGATAATCCATTGCCAATTTGCAGATTGTTATGCACCAAGAGGGAACCAGGCAATGAAAGAATAGAGATGCTTAATCATAAAACAGCGTGTTTAAATAATATTATGAAACCATTTGATGAAGATTTAAAGTTATATGCATACAAAAAATATGATATCAATGATCTAAGTTTACGTGTAAACGATAACTTTGTGTTAACTTACCGATTAACGCACGACGAGATAAAACAAATGTTTGCAGGTGCTAATACCAGGGAAGGTATTAATTTGCAGTTGAAATGCGGTATAAAAATGTATGTTGTTATTAAACGCAATATATCAGCTGTGCGTTTTACAATTAACACACACGGCGGCAACTTTAATTTGCGCTTTACAATAGAGACATTCGAAAGACTAATATCAAATTATAAATTTCAAATGGAAAACGCTGTCAAGTGGGACGACTATGACCCAAGGTAAAGATATCATTTATGTTAATGGGGATAGCTTCACAGAAGGATGTGATCTAGCAGATCATTTATATCCATTTTTTAAACAATATTACAGTTTACAGGAAATAACAAGCGCAGATTCTGATATCATTCGAGCCAATCAAATATCTGCGCTCGATCAAAAATGCAATTTCAATAAACATATCGACGATAAACTGTTAGCTAAAGAAATAGCACAGTTTGAAGTTAATAATAGATGGTCTAATAAACTCAGTGAACAATTAGGTAAACCGGTTCATAATCTAAGTAGTCACGGCGGCAGTAGCATGTGTGCTATAATTCACAGGACCTTGGCAGATTTACATAGATTGCAAAAACAAGGTTATAATATAACAGATATACTAATTCAAGTAACATCACCAGCTAGATACAGTTTTTTTAAAGAAACACATTACTGGGAAGAACCACAGCGTTATAACGGAAATGATTATTACTACCATATAAAAAGTATTAATCCGATATCGGATGCAGATGTAATCGGCGATCTTAACAACAACGAACATTATGAAATGTCAGTATATCGTTGGTTATATAATATGTATATGTTTAAACATGCAATATCATCAATTACCAGTGCTAGATTAATTTTAGTAGACAGTGCATGTTATCCTAACTCTATTTTTGGCATGAAACCTTTTGAATTATTACACCCTGATTGGCTAACTAAAAATAAAGATGACTATTTGCTGGATTTTAAAAAACAATTGGATGATGAAATTAAATTAAGTATGTTGGATTGCATAGATTTAAATGAACCAGCAACTGTTACAGCGGGCCTACATTTTACCGCTAAAATACATGACAGGTTTGCTAAAAAAATCTCAGAAAGGTATTTTTGATGAGCGCAGTAATTTACGTAAACGGATGTAGTTTTACCAACGGAGTAGACATAGCCGATTACATTTTGGACGGATATCCAGAAGAGTTATCATTCAATGACGTTAAACATTGTTTCAACAACAATTCGGCTGGAGATAAAGTAATGGAATATTTAAATTGGAGAAATTTAAAATATTCAGAAATAGTTCCAGGCACCACTGAATTAAATTTTGCAGGCAAAGCTAGTAGATTAATGGAACAATTAAATTGGGCAGCATTGCTGGGCAACATCACCGACACTACAATTATCAATAAATCTGCACCAGGCAGCGATAACCATGGCATTTATTTAAGAACATGCAATGACATATATAATCTAAGAAAACAAGGAATAGATGTTAAAAAAGTAATAATTCAGTTCACATGTAGAACAAGACATGCTTATATAAAAGAATTTAGGTATGATTCCTACGACACATACAGACCTGCTTATTTGGATCATAATAAATTAGATAATGAATTTTTTGTTAGGTCTTTAAATCAAGGAAGTAGTTTAGTTGATAACTATTCTGTAGCTGAAAAGTTTTTCCTATCAACAGATAATCGTCAAGCATTAGAACTTGACATGTGGGCAAGTTCTAGACTATTGAATTATTTGTCAACGGTGAATATGTATAAAAATGCAATACAAGGAGCATTGGGTATAGAAGTAATAATGGTTGATTCTTTATTTTTTGAAATAGAATATACTACAGTCAATGAAGGATGTAACGATGTCCAACAGACTATGGATATTGATAATCCAAATCCTGAAACATATTTAGGCAGAACGATATTATCATTGTTTCCCAAGGGCATAGACTCCATGGCAAGAATGATGGATAAAGATCATAAATCATTTACTTCTGGATTTCACTTTAACAAAGAAGTACATGAGAAGTTTGCAAAACATTTAGCAAAGAAATATTTCAATGGATAAAACATTTTGTGTTATACCTTGGGTGCAAATGGCAGCAAAGCCCATTGGCACTGCCAGGGTTTGTTGCTTGATGACCAATAGTAAAGACAGTCAACAAGGCACAATAAGAGATGATAATGGTAAGCCCTACAATCTCGGCCGCGATGACTTTGACGTTATTAAAAATGGCGACAAAGCTAGAGAAATAAGATTGGCCATGCTTGCTGATCAGCGTCACAGCGACTGTAATACCTGCTGGGTCAAAGAAGACATGGGTGCAAGCAGTCGTAGAACTGTGAGTAATAAGATGTATGATGGCGAGTTTGATGTAGACATTGCTAGACAGCATACAGATGAACACGGTAACACAGATTGGCAACCTAGTTACTGGGATTTACGTTTTGGTAACTTGTGCAATTTAAAATGTGTCATGTGTCATCCTGCCAGTAGCAGTCAGTGGTATGAAGATTATGTTTTACTTAATGGTACAACCAAGTTCACTGACAGTGGAACAAAGATCAATTTAAAAGATGTTGATGGTAGATATAGGGATGCCGGTGAATATGATTGGTGGGATAACCCAGAGTTTTGGACCAAATTAGAAGCAAAGATTCCGTATTTGAAGCAAGTATATCTTGTGGGCGGCGAACCCATGCTGATCGAACCCCATTATGATTTCTTGCAAAAAGTTATTGACAGTGGCAGAGCCGGCGAAGTTACTTTGGAATATGATACAAATTTAACTGCTATACACAAACGTGCCTTGAATTTGTGGAAACATTTTAAAAAGGTGTGGCTACGTATTAGTATAGATGATTTTGGTGATCAGTTTGAATATATTCGTTTCCCCGCCACATGGCAGCAAATAAGTAAGAATGTAAACACATTAAGTAAAGAAATGTCTAACATCAAAATGGATTTCACAGTAACGTGGCAAGTTTTAAGTGTATACACAACACCCAATTTATTAGATTATTTTGATCAATTTGAAAAACACAACTCCAGTGTTAGAATCTTAAGCAGTCCGGATTATTTCGATGTTGCAATACTTCCACTAGAAGTAAAACAGGATATTTTAATTAAATATAATGCGTGGGCAACAACTGACAAAAAGAAAAAACAAATAGCACATCTTGTAAATTATTTAGAAACAAATATAGAAGGCAACTCAGGCCTAGTTGATAAATGTTTAGATATAGTAACAAAATTAGATGCTATTAGAAACACAGACTGGAAGACAACTTTTCCACAATTATATGAGAAATTAAAAAAATGAACGACAACGTTATGCCCAACGAATCCGGCGAAGACATGATGGTTAACAAAGACCAAACTCCTCAAGCAAAAAATCATCTCAATGTCAGTAAGACATGGTGTATTTTACCTTGGATACATTTAAGTACTCGCCCCGATGGTCAAATGCGAGTATGTTGTACTGCCAATGCCAGTTCAGTAGGCGCTACCAATGAAAAACTACATGGCGGCAATATTGGAATTTTAAAAGACGAAGAAGGCCGTCCCAACAACTTAAATGTTGCGGACTTTGAATCCAGCTGGAATAGTACATATATGAAAAATGTACGCTCACAAATGATGGCGGGCGAAAAGCCTTCCAGCTGTTTGAAGTGTTATAAAGAAGAGGCAGCGGGTCACAGAAGCAAGCGTCAGTGGGAAACAGAGTATTGGAGCAAGCGAGTAAGCATTGATGAACTAGTACAAGAAACCAATGAAGATGGCAGTGTTCCGCCTAAACTACGTTATATTGACCTACGCTTCGGAACAAAATGCCAGCTAGCCTGTATCATGTGTAGTCCGCACGATAGTAGTGGTTGGATCAAAGACTGGCAAGCAGTTTACCCTAAGATTGAAAATGATAAAGTAAAAGAAATTTGGAACTGGGAAAACAAAGGCAGTACCAATGGCAGTAGCTACAATTGGCATAAGAACAATCCAGTGTTCTGGCAACAGTTCTATCAACAAATTCCCCACATGAAACAACTATACTTTGCCGGAGGCGAAGCATTGATCATCGAAGAACACTATGATATCCTTGAAGAATGTATTCGACAAGGGGTTGCAAAAGACATGGAAATACGTTATAATAGCAATGGTGTAGAGTGGAGAGAAGACTTATTTGAACTATGGAGTCACTTTAAACTTGTACGTTTTCATTACAGTGTCGATTCTTTTGGCGCACACAACGAGTATATTCGTTACCCCAGTGAATGGAAGCGCACAGAAGAAGTATTTCATATATTAGATACGCAGACAACTGACAACGTAGAAGTCACAGTGGCTTGTGCCGTTAACGCATTGAACATTCATTACTTGCCTGAATTTATTAAGTGGAAAATGACACAAAACTTTAAGAAGATCAACATGTGGCCTTTGGGTGCAGGTGGTATTAATTTCCACTTTGTATACTGGCCCGCATTCTTAAATGTCAAAGTTCTTCCTGAAGAATTCAAAAACGAAGTTGAACGTAAAATAGAGGAAGAATTAATACCTTGGTGGACCGACAACTATATGAACGGAGTCAAGCAAGACGAAACATTGAATAAAGACGTGTTCCTTGCAAATGACTACGGCGTCAAGCGTCTGCGCGGCCTAATTAGATTCATGAAAAGTGAAGACTGGAGTGTACGTTTACCGGAAATGAAAGAGTATTTGGAAAAAATAGACGAGCACCGTGGCACTAGTTTTTACGAAACTTTTTCTGAAATGAAGGATATATTTAACAATGTCTAACTATATATCTTTTGAAAAAAAAGACAAAATAAATAAATGGCTGGACACAAATAACTTTTGTGTCATGCCATTCGGCCATGTAGCTGTGGAATCAAACGGGGACATACGCCCATGCTGTTTAGGTAATGCATTAATAAAAGAAGATGGCAGGCCTTTAAATGTCGAAGATGGTTCAATTGCAGATATTATAAAACATCCCGCACATATCAAGTTTAGAGAATCTTTTCTTAAAAATGAGCAACATCCTGCATGTAAACCTTGCTGGGGTGTAAATTCCAAAGATAGATTCAGTGGCAGATATATGTATACCAGTAGTGCTAAAGTGGCAGATTTTGTAGAAGAAATAATGTATGGAAAGACTCCAGAACAACAACTTATCTGGTTGGAAATAAAAGCTGGCAATAGATGCAATTTGGCATGCAGAATATGCGGACTTTGGAATAGTGCAAAATGGCTTAAAGAAACATTTGATTTAAAAAAATTAAATGATCCAACATATTCCGACTTCAAGTCTAGTCATGAATTTGAATATAATCAACAGGCCAAGTGGATTGATAACATCGATTTTTGGCAGAACATCGATATGTTCGAAAACGTCAGAGTAATACATATCATGGGTGGTGAACCCTTGATGATCGAAGAACATTACGAAATGTTGAAAGCAATCATAAATCGTTATGATGCAAGTAAGATATGGCTGTGGTATAATACAAACGGAACTGTTATCCCAACTGCCGAACAAGAAAAAATACTTGATAAATTCAAAGCAGTGCATTGGAGTTTAAGCATAGATGACGTTGGCGATAAATTTGATTATCAGCGCAGTGGTGCAGTATGGCAAGAAGTAAAAAATAACCTGGAGTATTTTTTCAGCAAATCCAACTACTATTCTACTATTGATACAACGGTTAATATTTTTAATATAGCAACATTGGGTAATTTTTTACAAGAGTTAGAACGTATGCCTTTTATAAAATCTTTTACTCCGCATTATGTAACAACAATGGATAGTCCAAATAATGTAAGAACGTTGAATGCAAAAATAAAGACAGAACTAACAACATATTTAGAAAATACCAAAGCAACCGTTGACGAAAAGTATCACAATACTATAGATGAAATACTAGATTATATGAACAGTATAGATGCATGGTCAAACGATATAGATTCTAGAAGAAAAAAAGAAATATTCTTTATAGATAAATCCAGAAATGAAGATTTTATTAAAACATTCCCAGAAATGGCGAGGCTATTAAATTATGAGTGAACAAGGCGATAAAAATAAACTACTGAGTCCTACAATATGTATGCTACCTGTTAGTAGTATTGCAATACATGCTACTGGAAAAATGGTTCGCTGCCATATGAGCGAAACAGAAATGGGTGATGTTAACAGTGGTTCTATTATTAAACAATGGGACAACGAATCATTTCAAGATCTAAGAAAAGCCCAACGCAACGGAGAATGGACACTGGGTTGCCAAAATTGTCAAAGCAAGGAAGATAAAAATGTAACCAGCAAACGTACTCACTGGCAGAATCTTGATGTAATTGACGATCGGTGGGAAGATATTGATTGGGATAATAATCTAACGGGCAATAAACTTGTACACTTGGATATTGCTTTTAATAACTTGTGTAATTTTAAATGTAGAATGTGTAGCAGTGCATATAGCAACGCATGGATAGGTGACGAGGAAAAACTTAAAAAACGTGGCTTTGCATCAGGCGGCGCAGGCAGTCCTTATGCTAGAACAAGTTCTATGTTTGATAGAACAAAACATACATTGTCTACAGAGCAGTTGCGAGAATTAGTGGATAATGGCAAGGATTTACGTCGGGTGGAGATATTAGGTGGTGAACCATTCCTGGTGCCGCAATTCATGGAATTCCTGGGCATGTTGCGTGATGCTGGTTTGGACAAACAAATTGAATTAATGATTACTACTAATGGTAGCGTTATCACAGAAAAGCATCTAGAAGCATTAGAAGGTTTTAAATATGTCAACATCAATCTTAGTTTAGATGGTACTAGAGGATATTTCAGCTATATTAGAAGTGCAGGTGCCATAGATTGGGATGGCATTATAGAGAAGGCAGAATTAATTAGAAATTGGTGTGACAAACCGAGGCCAGGCGTTTATAAAATGAACATTAACGGGACCTTCCAAGCCATTAATGCATTAAACGTTGCAGAATTTATCGAATGGATAATTAAATTTTATGGCTGGGATAAAGAAACGCCGGTAACAAGTAGCAAACATCGTCATAGCCTGGAGCACAGAATATTAGTAGGGCCCAAAACTTTGCACGTACAATGGTTAAATGGAAAAATACTGCAAAAGAGTCTTGATCAAATAAATTATCTTATTGACAAATATGATTTTTTTCGCGGCGACCAAAATGGCAAAAGTGCTATAACAGAAGCAAGATATATCAATGACATAAAAAAATTACTGGAAGATTTAATAGACAATCCAATTGAAGTTAAGGGACTTGCAAAGCAAGGTCCTAAAGAATTTGTCAAATATACATACGAGCTAGATGAAATACGCGGTGAAAGTCTCGAACAATTAGATCCAGAAATTTACAGTAACTATGAAATTTATTTTAATGAATATCGACGCGAAAAGTATGAAAGCTTCTGTAAAATGCCATGGCACGGCCTTGCAATAAGTGCCAATGATAATATTAAACCTTGCTGTCAGTTTAAAGGGTCTCTGGGAACAGCCAGTAAGGATAATATTGTAGATAGTTTTATTAATAATGAAAAAATTATAAAAATAAGAAATCAGTTCCTCAAAGGAGAAAGACCAGAAGAATGTAGCAGTTGTTGGGAACGTGAGGATTTAATAGGAAACAGTAGAAGACAATGGTTTAACAAAAAGTTTACAAATGGAATACCCAGTGACTATGATTATAACCGTCCTTTGACCAAAGAGAAATTATTTTGGACTCAGATGGATGTCAATCTTAGTAACGTATGTAATTTAAAATGTCGCATGTGTGGCTCATGGGCCAGTAATCAATGGTTTGAGGAAGACTTGATGTTGGCAAAAATTAATCCTAAATTTGAAAAGGAAAATAATCCAGAAAAACAAGTAATAGTTCAACAAGAATTAAGTAGTCTATTAGAACCTATAAGACATATGAAACATATACAGCGTATAGACTTTAAGGGAGGGGAACCTATGATGGCAAAAAATCATGTGCCCTACTTGGAAGAACTCATCAAATATGGGAAAAATGAATTTATCACTTTACAGTACACAACTAATGGCACGATCGTTAATCCGAAGATTTTATCTATGCTTGAAAAATTTAAAAATGTACGTTTAATGTTCAGTGTGGAAGGAACGGGTGAACTGTATAGTTATATACGTGGCGGTAAGTTTACTATTGACGAACTAGAAAATGTAATAAGCATGTATAATAAATTACCCAACGTTGAGATTGGATTTAATGTTACTATGCAAGCCTATAATTTATTAAATCTAAAATTGTTGCATAAAAAATTAAAAAGTTGGGAAGAAAAATTTGAAAAAGTTAGTGCATCAAATGCATTCGAAACTATATGTAATAGTCCGATGTATCTGAGTCCATTGGTACTACCTACTGAACTAAGAAAAAAGATGGCAGATCAATTGTATGGAATACCCGACTTTGAGGTATTAGTTCGTAGTTTGGAATCTAATAGAATTCACGAAACACAGTGGAATACATTCAAACAATTCACTGTAGAGTTGGATAAAATTCGAAAGGAAAACGTATTGAATGTTATACCCGAATTAACGGATTATTGGAATGAATAAACTGGTTGCGGTAGAAGACAATCATGCGCCTAAAGATAAATGGCTACGCATTGAATGGAATCTAGGTAAACGTTGTAACTATGATTGTAGCTACTGTGGTAGCGACATACATGACAGAGAAAGTCAGCATCTAAGTTTAGATGTCATTGAAAAAACAGTCAAGCAGATAGCAGATGTTGCTCGAATACAGGGCAAAGAATGCCGTATCAGTTTAACTGGTGGCGAACCATTTGTGCATCCAAAAATTATCGACATTCTTAAAATAATAAAGAACAATGGTATTAATAAAATTAGTGTCACTACTAACGGCAGTGTTCCACTTCAAAAATATATTGATAGTTTACCGTATATTACTTATTATATTTTTAGTTATCATTTTGAATTTGCATATCACGACAAGATAATTAACACTATCGTAGAGTTAAATAAACTTGTTAAAGAGCGTGACAATCAAAACCTGCACACCCACTTGATGTATCTTCCAGGTAAAATGGCGGAAGCAAATGAGATAATCGACATTATGAATGAAAATGATGTGCATTGGGTAATTAGAAGAATTAGACCAAGGCTGGATCCTGAGACCAAAACCTGGGCAGTTCCGGGATTAAGTGGATTAAAAACATCGCATGGTAAATGTAAAGACGACTACTATACTCAAGAAGAACTTGATTTTATGTTGAATAAGAAAAAATGACAAGTAAAGTAACTAATTGGGCAAACATAGTAGTTCATTATGAAGACGGCACCAGCGAAGAAAGCAACGTCAATGATTTACTGGCCAACGAAACAAACAATTTCAAAGGTTGGATGTGCTGGGCCGGCGTTCAAAATTTGACCATAGACAATGACGGCAATGTTTGGAGAGCCATATGTAAGGTGGGCGGCAAGCTAGGAGATATACACACCGGCTTCTCGGTGCCCACTGAGCCCATTATTTGTACCAAAGAAAATTGTACCTGCGCCGCCGACATACAGCTGAGTAAAGCAGAATTAAATAATATTAAGAAATTAAGGATCAGCAATGAGTGAAGCTAAGGGAAAAGGAAAACAATTCCTGTTAGATTATAGACCCAGCGAGTTATTTAAGGAACAGCATGGTTTTGATGTAAATGATAAGACATTTTGTATAATGCCGTTTATACACACAAGTACCACAACCAATGGAGAATTTAGACTGTGCTGTCGAAGTACTAAAATCTGGGATATTAAAAATATAGCATTCCGAGATCTTTGGAATCATAAAAAATATAAAATAGTCAGAAATAATCTGATATCAGGTATTAGAGATCCTCATTGCAATGCTTGTTGGTCAATGGAAGACAAAGGTATTACCAGTTTAAGACAAAGTCAAAATTACGAGCGAACACAAGAGTATGCACATTTAGTTGCAACATATAAACGCACAAAAGAATCACCATGGAATATTCCGATTGTCGAGTTTAAATTAAGCAATCTTTGTAATTTGAAATGCCGTATGTGTTGGCCCAAGGACAGTACACCGTGGCTACAAGACTGGGATGCTGTTAAAGAAATTTATGAACCTGGAGAACAGGAATATATTAATAATATCATCGACAGCAATGACTTGCGTAAAAAACCTGTGTTAAATTTATTTGAGACACACAATACATTTGTGCAGGACTTATATGAGATTATTGATGATATCAAAGAATTTGAATTTGCTGGCGGCGAGCCGTTAATGGATCCGTTGCATTACAATATGCTGGATCGTATCAAGGATCCCAGCGATGTTATTTTAAAATACAGTACAAACTTAACAGATCTTGAAGCAAAGAAAGGACGTAATGTATTGAATCTTTGGAAAAAATTCAAGTCAGTGCGTTTAACAATCAGTATAGATGGCTACGATGAACTTAATGCTTATATTAGACACGGTTCTGTATGGAACGACATAAAAGAAAATATACAACAGTCCAAAGAAAGTTTGGGTGATAAGTTAGATTACATAAAGGCAAGTACTTGTATATCTGCACTTAATGTAGAGTACTTAGTTGAAACATTTGAAGCAATAGACACTGACTTTGACATAATGTGGCACACAAGCCGTTTACAATGGCCTACTTTTTTACATGCAAATGTTCTGCCAATAGAAAGACTGACAGCGGCAAAGTCAAAGTTGATTGTAAAGTTTAAATCAATGCAAGAAAATTCTATTAGAGAAATCAATAATAAGAGACATATAGCTGACGCAATAAGCTGGATAGACGAGTGTATAGATACAAATAAATATGACGTAAGTTTTGAAAAGTTTCAAAAATTCAATGAAATATTAGATGTAAAAAGAAAAGAAACATTTACAGGAAAATAATTAATGGCATACTACGATTATTATCACTTAAATAAAATCGGCTTCGGTATGGCATGGCTGGACATAACTGATTATATCAAGGACTCTACTGCGCTTGCGCTGTCTAAAAACATAACGGAATACTGGGTTCAGGAAAATGAAAACTATTATCTTCCAACAACGTGCAATAAAGATCCGGATGCTATTTTAAAATGGGCAGATGTTGCCGGATTAAAATATTTGATGATTGTAGCCATGGGCACTAATCTCAGCAAGAATGATAATTTTTATCACGTACTTCCAAAGTTTCTAGAAAATAATCCCAACTTTGCAGTTGCAGGACATATATTAGACAAAGGCGATAAGTTCTACGAATTGCACCATCAATGTTTTATTATTAACATGGATTGGTGGCGGTCAAATGGTCAACCATTGATAGGCAAAGAAGAATTTAGCATCCCATGGTCCACGGTTAAACCAATACGCAGTGAAGAAAATTGGCATGATGGATATACGCCACATTGGATCGCTCAGGGCAATGCCATTGAAAATTACGCAGGAAAACGATTTGGCTGGAACATAATCGACACTGCATTAAAGTCTGGCAGCTCTGTAGTTAGTTTCAATGAGTCTATGAGAGAAAGTAAGTATTATATATATCCAGAAGTTGCCAAAGACTTTCATTCCAAAATTTCAGACGTGTTAGAAAGTTTACAAGGCTATGGTCACTTTGCGGCAAATACAGAGTCGCCTCCGGAAAAATTATTAGACACAGACATGCAGGGAGTAATATGTACCGCAGGAGGTATAACTCCGTTGCTCATGGCATACACAGCTGGATTAAAACCCGGCGGCAAAGTCACAGTTTTTGATTTTAGTCCAGTTTCATTGGCAATACAACGACGACTTCGAGAAATCAACTGCAACTATTCAAATTTTAAAACAACTTTGTACAGCTTGTTTACAGAATTAGACCTGGTACCTATGATGAAAGCTGATCGCAATTTAGATAGAATGCAGGAAATTATAAATGAAATGATGCCACAGGGCTTAGAAGATTTCATTAAAAATGTATGGCCAAATTTAAATGTAATATTTGAGCCGTGTAATTTATTTAATGTTAATCAAGTAAAGAATGTACTTGTAAGTAAACATGTCGGTGAAAAAACATATGTACATTTAACAAATATATTGCACTATCAGAACACTGCATGGTTGTTCAGTGCAGTATCCAGGTATAGACTAGAACAAGATATTGTTGTTAAATTTTCTGATGCTGGCATGGATACGTTTCAATTGTATCAAAACAGGCCAGGAATCAAGTCAAGTTGGAGGAATGAAACTCCTAGACAAATACTTGACGATCCAGATCAATTCTTACACCGAGTTAAAACACTGGAGATATTACCATGGATAACGAAGTAACAGAATTTTTCGACGAGTGGAAATACTTTTCACACTATAGTTCATTAAATACACGCCCTAAAAAGTTTTCTAATTGGATATCAGATAGGCAGTTAATGAAAGATTACTTTGGCTGGATAGAAAAAGAAAGCAACTGCCCTAGTCTTAAGTTGGACTTGCCGTTGCCACAAAAAGAAATAGAAGCCGAAGCTTTATCTTTAATGGATGAGTTTGTAAAACACAGAGGCAACGAGCATCCTGGTTGGCATAGTCTTGTAATTCACGGCTATGACAAATATACCACCGATGACTGGCGCAGTAAAGCATATAACTTCACAGAACAACCAGTGTATACGTGGACTGATATTGCAGACGTTTGTCCTGTAACTGTTGATTGGTTAAAAAATACATGGAATTTCAACCATTTTGATCGTGTTAGGTTTATGCTTTTATTGCCGGGTGGCTATATTAAACCACATGCTGACTATGAAGTTCGTAAAATGGCAGCATACAATATTGCCATTAATAATCCAGACGGAGTTGAATTTGTCATGGAGGATGCTGGACTGATACCGTGGTTACCAGGCGATGCAAGAGCAATAGACATAGGTAGACGTCACAGTGTTAGACACCTGGGATCAGAACCTAGAATTCATATGATTATACACGGCGCACCAGGATCGAAACATGCAGAAGTCATGTGTAGAAGTTACGATTTATTATTAGAAGAATTAAATGCAAAGTAAAACATTCTGTATCCTACCATGGATGCATTTAGCAACCAACGCCAGCGGCAACCTAAGAGTATGCTGTAATAGCACGCCTGGAAAAAACTTTATTTTACGCAATGGAACAAACAAAGCGTATAAGATCACAGATCCTGACATGCAAGATTTCTGGCACAGTGACACTATGAAGAAAATTCGCAGTGAACTACTAACAGATCAAAGGCCTGCAATGTGCGAACGTTGCTTTAGAGAGGAAGACAGCGGTGTACGTAGTTCAAGATTAGCCTGGAATGAAAAGTATATGTTTGACTATGAACCTACTGCAACTCCTGAACTTACAGTACAATATATTGATATACGCTTGGGCAACTTGTGCAATTTAAAATGCCGCATGTGTAATCCATATGCTAGTAATCAATGGGTAGACGAATGGCATCTAGTCGAACAACAGTTAACCGACTCTGAAATCAAACGTCTCAGTAGCATGGATTGGCCCAATGACGACATAGTTGCAGTCAACTTGTTAAAGTTAGCAAATACCATTGAAGAGATTTATCTAACAGGTGGCGAGCCAACTTTGGCATTGAGTCAATATAAACTATTTGATAAGTTAATTGAATTAGATCTTGCTAAAAACATTACTTTAAAGTACAATACAAATTGTACTAATTTGCCCAAGAAACTAGTGAATTATTGGCAACATTTTAAGAAGATTAAAATCAATGCAAGCATAGATGCTCATGGTGATCTCAATAGATATATTAGATATCCCACAGGCTGGGCTTTAGTGGAAAAGAATCTTGCTACTTTTATTGAGATGAGTAAACAGGGCAAGATAGATCTTCAAGTTCATTGTACAGTACAGGTATACAATGTATTACAATTAGACAAGTTTTTTGATTATCTCACCGACTTGTCTATAACTGATATACACTTAAACATATTGGATCACCCTGATTATTTAAATGTACGCATCCTGCCCGAAAATTTAAAAAAGCTGGCAATACAACGACTGCAACCTTATTTGCATATTAAAAGGGTGACGTCATTAATAGATTACATGATGGCAGAAGACTGGAATAATAAATGGCCTGCTTTTGTCAAGTACACAACAACTTTAGATGCAAGTAGAGATGAAGCTATATCCAAGCTAGTACCAGAACTAAATGATACCTGATAAAGTTTGTTTAATTCCATTTGTAAGTATAGCTACACATCCTGCTGGTTTTATAAGTAGATGCATGATGAGTTCAACGCCCATGGGACTAATGACAGACCAAAATGTCTGGGACAACGGAAAGTTTGTGCAATTACGCACAGACATGGTGGATGGAGTTTGGAATCTACCAGGCTGTAATACCTGTCACGAGCGAGAGAAACAGGGCGTGGCGAGCCAGCGCCTTAATTGGAAAAATAATGAGCGTTGGTGGAATGGTGATATATGGGACAGTAAAGACTTTGAAAACAGCAAAACTGGAAATAACATATATCATTTGTTTTTAAACACCAGTAATTTGTGCAATTTTAAATGTAGAATGTGCAACAGCATGTTCAGCAACAGTTGGATCAATGACGATAAGTTGCTGAGAGACAATGGATTCCAGCGAGAAGAATATGTAGACTACACAAAGAATAGAAATGACTTAATGACATTTGTCACCAACTTATTGCCACAATTAACAGATCTTCGTATGATAACTGTAACAGGCGGAGAACCTTTTATTAACAATGATTTACTGGATGTATTTGATGTTCTGGACAATTCGGGTATACTAAAGAATGTTAGACTGAGTATAACAACCAATGGTAGTTTGCTACGGGAAGAACATTTATTACGTTTACGCAAAGCAAAATCAGTTAATATTAATATCAGTGTAGATGGCACGGGCAAGTTATTCGAATATATGAGAGGCGGGGAACAATGCACTTGGGAAGAACTCACAGGTAAAATAGACATGTTATGTAAATTTAGAAACGAGTACAAGAACTTTTTATTCAGTCCCAATGCCAGCTATCAAATATACAATATGCTAAATGTAAAAGAGTTTTACGACTGGGCAGAACCTCTTATTAAACGACCCGTCGAGTGGATAGAATATAGATTACTTACACACCCACAATACTTGCATGTTGCCACAGCACCAGATAGTATTAAACAAAAAGCTCTTGCACAAATAGAGTATGTAGAACAAAAATACGATACTGCTAATAAATTCTTTTTGGATAATATGAAAAAAAATCTTACTATGACAAAAACAAGTGCAAATTGGCATGATTTTAAAAAGTTTACATCATTATTAGATAATAAACGCAATCAAAGTCTACGGGATGTCTGCCCGGAATTATATGAAAACTTTACTGTTTGATAGGATACAGGCAGATCCTGATTGGGTAATCATTGATTGGACAATGACCAACGTATGTAACTATGCCTGTGAATATTGTCCCAGCATAATACATGATGGTAGTTTTGGTTGGCCCAGTTTAGACAGCATTGATTACACTACACGCGAGTTACAATCACACTATGGAAAAGGCCGGCGACTCGAATATACATTACTGGGCGGCGAACTTGCTATATGGAAAAAACTACCCGAAGCCATAGATATAATTAAAAAGAATAGTCCAGATAGTAATATTAAATTTATTACCAATGGAGTAATGCCTGAAGACTATTGGCGTAGAATAGGCACACAAGTATCTTCGGTGGTGTTTAGTTATCATCCTACACAGGTCAAAAGCGTGGAGAAGTTTGTAGAAAGTATAAATGCTTTGGACAATGAATACAAGACTATATTGGTTCTTGCTTGGCCAGCAGTTTGGGATAAGGTACTCGAAGCTCGAGAGTACATATTAAACAATGTCAAAGAGTTTACCAGTTTGGAATTAAAATTAGTGGATAACAGATACGAAGCTGTTGCAGATAGCAAAGTATTATATACACAAGAACAAATGGACTATATACAAGCAAACAGAAAAGTAGCCAAGTCCAGAAAGAGTATATATAAGTCTAGTTTTACATATTTAAGGCAACAACGCTTACAAGAAGTCACAGGCCAGATACTTGTGGATGAACAAAACAAATTTAAAGATTGGAGCTGTGGTATAGGAGTTGATAAAATAACACTTGATGCCAATGGCACAATACGCAGGGGCAGCGGATGTATGATAGGCACCGACGAAGATTTTGGTAATTGGAAAGAATCAAATATTATGAACTTACCTATTTCCGGAGTAATTTGTCCTTATAACACTTGTTGGTGTATGCCAGATTTGATGGCAACAAAAAATAAATATGTATAATGAATATACAAGATCTTCCATTACGCAAATTACAATTAGAAGCGGCTCGCATTATAAGTACAATGCCAGCAACCAACGACAATATCTATATTTTTAACAAAGAAAGTAGACATAACAGTCAAGGTTGGTATATCGCAGCCATAGAATGGTATGTCAAGCAATACGGCGGCATGCCCAGCGACGTTGGCCCGGGCAAGGACGTAAAATTTATCTACGAACAAAATGAGTGATTTAAAAACCAGTGATTATGACTTTACTAAGATTCCGTTTAAGGATCTAGTTAGAGTCGGACAAAGGACAATGCTATACCGCGATATGTTTACCGTATCGTGGCTATTGGGACGTTATTGTAACTATCGTTGTAGTTATTGCTGGCCCTATGCCCGCAGTGATACCAAGGACCATCGTCCAACTCCGTTGATGTTACATACTGTGGATGAGATCAAACGTCAATCGAGGGAAAACGGATTTAATAGTTTCCACTTTAGTCTAAGTGGTGGCGAACCAACATTCCATCCTGCTTACATTGATATCCTTAATCACTTAAACAATGATGCGGCTAATACAAACTATACCAGTGTACATATGACATCGAACATGAGCCGGCCTCTTAAATGGTTTGAAGAAAAGTATGTGCCAGCCGTTAAGAATTTTCACCGTGCTAGTATCACAGCAAGTTGCCATCGCGAACATGTGGACACTGATAAAAAGGTAGAAGAGTTTGCCGACAAGTTGGTGTTATGCCAAGAGTATGACACACAGATAACTATTAACATGGTCATGGTTCCGGAGCAGTTCAATGAGATATATGATCTAAGTTTGTATTTTCATAATAGAGGTATTAACGTTACGCTCAAGCCGCAAAGCGATCCTACAGCAAGTAGAGTAGTAGACGGTTATACACCCGAGATGTTGGCCAAGTTACACAATGGTATGCCGCAACGTGCTTACACAGAAGAAAAAGCATTGGCAGCAGGTCTTGTTCAACGTCCAAAACCTACTTTTATAATTGATAAAGCTGATCCTAGTCGTAAAAAACAAGTTGACATCGATCCGCATTATCAAATTGAGTTTGTTGATAAAGAAGGAAATCCATGGTTCATGGATCAGGCAGAACGTTTTAACGCATTCAACTTTAACAACTTCAATGGTTGGGAGTGTAGTAGTGGCTATCGAAGTATTATTATCCGTGAACCAGATGGCACAGTAAAACGTAGTTACAGTTGCAGTGAAGTTCCATTAGGACACATCGAAACCGGCTTCAAGTTATACGATAAACCAATGCCCTGTGGGGGAACAAGTTGTGTGAGCAGTGCCGACAGTAAGATTCCAAAACGTGCGCCAGGCACTAAACTGCCTTTATTCCCAGGAGATACAACATTCTTATGAAAATATTAATATCAGGTAATCCAGATTTTGGTCTAGCAGAGGCACTAAATTTAGAGTTAACACAACATGAATTAACATTTGTAAGTAGAACAACTCATAATTTAGATTTAACCAAAGCAGAGAATCAACAAGTATTTGCCGAGATGAGTGTTGATTATGATGCAGTAATTATTAATAGTGCATTATGGAAGTTTAATCAAGTTTTGTTACTCGAAGCGGTATACAAGAAACTTAAACTAGCAGGCAAACAAACTTTGATTATTTGTATAGGTAGTACCACTGACAGAGTGATGAAAGCCACAGATTGGCTTTATAATGCTGAAAAGAAAGCATTACGAGATTACGCTAATAGTCTAGGCATGTCTGGAGTATGGGCAAAGAACCCCAGAGTCACATTGATTAGTTTTGGTAGTTTAAGTAATGTACAAGCAAAACACCCTGATAGGAAAACAATTCCTATCAGGAGTGCGGCTAGTTACATTAAATGGATTTTAGAACAACCCGGTGAGTTTCATATAAATGAAATCAGCATTGATCCTTTACAGGCCTAATTTTTCTTTAAACTCTTTTAGTTCACGAACACCAAGCCCTGCGTCTTGACCCAGGGCTTTTTCGTCATTGCCGTATTTTGTAACCATAGTAGCCCATTTTTCTTTGCTGATTAAACTCTTGACAAGCTGATATTCTCCAGTACTCAACTTAACTGAGTTAACAGCGTAGTCTTCAAATGCCGAACAAGCTTCTGGAAATAATGGTTTGACTAGGTCATACATTGCACCTGCAAACTCTCTGATCTCCCATTGTGCATGTGGATCCATACGCAAACGAGCCATGTGCAGAAAGTTCTTCAAGTTGGCTTTCCAATACAATTCTGTATATCCGCCTACTGGAAGCACACTTCTAGCCAACTCACGTGCCAGTCCAGAATCTTCCTTGCCCAGCAAACTCTCATATTCTTTGTATGCATTATGAAAGCTACGTTGGAAGGCATGTTGTACGCCACGCTTTTCATCAAAGCCCCACTCAGCTTCTTCACGGCCCTGCTTGTTAGTTGTGCTTTGCTTTTGAATTTGTTCAAACTCAGGAATGTAAAACTCATCTGTGAGTACACTATAGCGAGCACTGTATTCGTTCATGCTGGCAGTACGATGCCGTACAAGTTGTCGCATAACAAAGATAGGAAGTTTAATGTGGAACTTTACTTCACACATTTCAAAAGGTGTTGTATGTTCGTGACGCATTAGATAACGTATTAAGTTTCTATCGTCTTGAACTTGTTTTGTGCCAGCACCATAACTAACACGAGCGGCTTGAACGATTGCGCTGTCACTGCCCATATGATCTACTAGACCTACAAAACCATGATCCAATACTGGAACATAGTTTACATCTTTTTCAAAATCAATCTCTTTTCTTAGTGTCATTTATAACTTCTTTAAAAGTATTATTTTACTTTAAAATAATATAGTTGTCAAGTCCTTGTATTTCTTTATATTCTTTTAACTCTGCCAAAATCTGCTTTACTGATTTAGTGGGCTCATTCCCTAGAGGTATTCTACCGCTTTCCACTAGCTCAAAATTTTTAATACCAAGTTTTTTGCTTAATTTGTAACCTTCCAAAACATCATCTTGATTAGATTTAAACAATATCCATTTCCATTTCGTATGACACAACGATTCACTCATGATAGTCATGGCATCCAATATGCTATCCCAATTAGAATTTATTCTGTAAATGTGATTACTATGTTTTAATCCGTCTACACTGAAACAAATAGAATCGCGTTCACTGAGGATTAACGACAATTTATTCCACCATTCTTTGCTTCTAAGATTGCCCGCAGTTTCTATGTGAATTGATTTATTATAACGATGGCAAACATCAATTATATCAAATAGTCTGCTATGGTAAATTGGATCACCATAACCACCACAAAAATTAAATTTTCTTATGCTAGGAGTTTGGCTGGCTAATTTTTCTATAATTTCTATATCTAACTCACCAAAATTCCATTTGTTTTTAGTTTCTTCTTTATCAATAGTTCTAGCACATTCAGGGCATAGTAGTGTACATTTTGAAGTTAGTTCTAATTCTATTTCGCGAGATTTTAATTTATACATAAAATTATAAAATAATATACTTATTAATGTAGTCGTCTATTTCCGATGAATCTATGAGGTAGTCTTGCCGCTGTGATCGCCGCTCTGCATTACACCATCGTTTGCATATATCAAACGAATTTTCGCTTAATATTTTTGATTTTATTAATCTATAAGCATCGGATGAATAAATTTCATCAACAGTATGATGATATAAATTTAATTGTGAATATTTTTCTTTGCCTAGAAATTCAATAGTGTCAGAACTCGTACTTGCCCAACAACATGGGAGAAGTGACCCGTCTGATTTCACAAATGGGCTTGTTGTTTTATTAAGGCAAGCAGGTTTTATTGACATAAGTATGAACATTTAATTCATATATATTTAGCACTATGCCTGCCTCTCATCTCCAAATTGGCTGGTTAATATACCACGTACATACTTTATGACGCGATTCTTGATTTTACTGCTATCAATAAAAACTTCAATGTCTTGAATATTATCACGCAAGTGCTCTAGACCCTGTGCTTTGAGAATTTCGCCGGCATCTTTTAAACCCGCTAATTCTTCTTGATTGAATTCAAGAACATCTCCATTTATAAGTGTAAGTTGAATGTGTGTTATATATTCTATAGGAACTTCTTCCATGACAACATCTTTAAGGATTTCTTCAAAACTTCTATCCTTTTTCCTAATAGCCATGTCTCGGGTTCCTTACTTACTTTTTTTTGTTGTATGCTCGCTTAGGCTTCGAAGCCTCAGCAATCTGCGTGGCTATTGTCGCCGCTGGATCTAAATTGTCTGCTTCTTTAAGCAACCGTTCTGCTTCTTTACGAAAGAAGGCAGCTTGTCCACGCATTTGATTAGCAATATCTTTTTCATCCAGTATACCAGCAGGCTTGCCTTCTGGTGCTGGTTGACTAATGTCACCACTGGTTGTTCTACCTGCCTGATCTAATTTTTGGTTAAGATCACTGAGTAGAATTTTATGTTCTAATGTCGGCAACATCATAATTTCACTGGTTAGATATTTGATCATCCAACCACTTTGGTGGCTACCTTCTAAGATAGTTCTTCCATCATGAAATTGTATACGTTGAGCATATTTGTAGAAATCCATGTCTTCTTGGGCACTATCACTTTCAACAGCGTTGATTAAGTCATCGTGATAAAGATTTGGAATATCTTCTGTTTGTATAACAAGGCAAGAAGATGTGTCATTGGGTATTGTTCTAAATACAACAACACATTTCTTACCAGTGCTAACAACTTGCCCTACATGTTTAGTAAACTTAGGCATAGTTAATTCCTAATTAGGCTTGTTCTACAGGTGCTTCAGCGGCAACTTCTGCTTCCAGAGCAGGTGCTTCTGATACAGCTTCAGTAGGTGCTTGACCTTCTGCGGCAGCTTGAGCGGCAGCGGCAGCGGCTTCTTCTTGTTGCTTTTTAGCTTCTAACAAGAAGTTGTTTAGCTTAGTAGCTGTTTCTCCAACTGCACCAATTTCTAGTACGCTGAAAGCACCACGTTTAACTGCGACATCGATTGCGGCTAATAGTGTAGATAGATCTGTCAAGTTCATTTAAATTCTCCTTAAGGTTGATATATTATATACCTATTTTATTTATAGCATATGTTCTTATTATAACACACTTCCTGCACACAGTCAAAAAAATAGGACCCGAAGGTCCTATTTAAAAATAATAAAATTAAACTGTTTCGTTGTCAAATGTGTAATGTGCAGTTACACCAAAAGGTGCTTCTATCTGTTCATTACCATGTACAACAAACAACGTGTCGCAGTAGTTTTCATCGCCCCAACTGTCATACGGGTAGCCATCCGTAAACATAATAAACTGTTTGGGCTCAATGTCGTTGTCTTTCATGTATCTCCAGCAAGCGTCAAAGTCTGTTCCGCCGCCACCCATTGTTTCGTAGGTACTGATATCATCTCCATAGTCATCGCTGAATGTCACAGGATTATATACTTCTGTATCAAAACAAAATACATGTATTTTGTAACTGTTGTACAAGTCCATCATACCTTTGACTTCTGACAAGAAATCCTGTGCCATCTCATCGCTAATACTGCCCGACATGTCAATGGCAACTACTATATCCAATTCTTCTGCTGGCAACATGCCGGGCAATACTGCACCGGTATGCCAGCCCTTGCGGCTAGGACGCATAAAGCTATAGTTATTTTTTAAACTGGATTCTAATTGTATACGCAACAGGTCTTGCCAACGCATCTTGGGAGCAGTAAAGTTATTAATAAGACGTTTGATACCGCTCGGGACGTTACCTGCGCCTGCCGCTTGAGCACTTTGCAGGATAGCTTCCTTCATTTCATCACGCATTTTCTTAGCAGTCTCTTCGTCAATCTTAATGCCACTGGACTTACTCTTGCCGTCACTGCCCTTGCCATCTTCGCCTTCTTCACCACTGCCGTCCATGTGCATGTCCAAAGTAACTTGTATCTTAACAGCGTTCTTAAACAAGTCGTCATAGACTTCTTCTGTGGTCATGTCACGGAATTTAGGATCCCACAGGATTGGCACCTTAGTAATCTTCTTACCAACATTGTTTTGGATAAGCATGTCGTTGATAAGATAGTCACCTGCCATGTTCCATAACTGTGGATCTCTATCTCCACGACGTCCCATGTGGTCATAGACAATGTGTCCGACTTCGTGTCCAAACAAGAACACTAGTTCTTCATCGTCTAAACTTTCAATAAACTTTTCGCAATAGTAAAAGTGGCGACCATCTGTGGCGGCAGTTGTCAGCCAGTCACTGTTCTCTACCAATTTAAGACGAGTTGCTAAGTTACCCCAGAAAGGATGTTTAAGCAACATCTTAACACGGGCTTTAGTAAGTCTATCTTTAGTTGTAAATTTCATATTGTGCTCCTGTATGTATCTATTATACACTTAACTTTATTTAATGTCAATTAAAGTCCGAATTTTAAACGGCAAAGAAAAGCTGACTCTGGTTCTTTAAACCAAATGGTCTTGGTACCCAATGGTGCATAGTAATGCAAGGGTTTGATACTCATTGATCTGCACCATTTGATTAACTCGTTTCTTGTTCGACCATCTGTGTAGTCTATCTCCGACCAAGTAGTCCTTGCAAGGTCAAAATAGTCAATGATACTGTCTCGTGTAAGTTCACCTGGACCAAACACACTTCTAACATAATCCATATTACCGTAGACCAATTCTAACATTTCAGACCGGAAAGGGATACCCCTTTCCTTGTCTATAGTTATATATTCCAAGTGAGCCTTGAGCTCGTCTTCAATATCAATTGCTGACATCCACTACCAAGTGAGCATAGCGTTTGAAGAAGTCCGGGAAGTTCTTCAACTTCTTGTGGTCAAAGGGCAAGTTATAGTTCTTAAGTGCTGTATGAGCACCCATAATAACCATCTCTGCCTCAAAATTATCCATCATAAACTGGATAAAGTTCTCACAGTTAGTATGCCAAGTATTTAGGTTACCTGACTTCTTAGCACTCTCGTAGCCGTCTTTCAACTCGTAGCACATACCAGTTGTCAAACTATACATAGCACTAATTTCTTTGGTCTTCAACTCTTTAACTTTACCTGACAGCACGTCTGTAGGAGTAGGCAAGTCTGCGGCAATCTTACGATGAGCCATAAACTTAATTGCAAGACCTTCACCAACACAACCTGCTACAGTATCCGTCTGCTCGTTGTCTGTCATGTCGTCGTCAAGCAAGTCGCTGACGAACATCCAACTACGTGGAGTAGCAAAACTGCGGTCATGTACAGTGGGATCAAAGTTGTACAGGTCTGCTTTTTGGTAGTTTAGGTAACCTACCACGTCTGGGTGGATACGGTTTTGTAGTGCCCAAACATTCCAGTCTGCAAAGTCTACACGAAGTTCAAAGTGAACAAAGCGGTTAGCCAATGGAGTAGGCATACGATAAGTAACACCTTTGTCTGTCATACGGTTACCAGCCGCCATAATAACTACATTGTCTGGCAGTTCATATGTGCCTACTTTGCGGTTAAGGATAAGTTGGTAAGCCGCGGCCTGTACAGCAGGAGCCGCACCTGCAAGCTCGTCCAGGAATAACACTACCACAGGATGCTTGGAGGCAAACTCTTTAGTAGGCAACTCTGCTGGAGGAGCCCAGCTCATTACATTTTCTTTTGCGTTATAATAAGGAATACCTTTAATGTCTGTAGGTTCCCACAAGTTTAAACGAACGTCAACGAGTGCGCCGCCCATTTCATCTGCCAACTGAGCGGCAAGGTCGGATTTACCTACGCCCGGAGGACCCCAAAGGAATACTGGACGCTTTTTCTTCATAGCATGGCGAACGAGACGCTTTGCTTCTGTTATCTTTACTGTACGGGGTTCGCCGACTCCGCCTTTATTTACTTTTGCCATTTAGCATACTCCTATAAATGTTTTGCTATGTGTCTATTGTAACGTCAAAACTATTTAATGTCAATTAACGATTCTTTGACATAGTGTGGATTAGACCTGTCTTAGTGTATGTGATAGTGCCGCCAGTTGAACTACGGACTTGGTCACCGACTTTAGGTGTTGTTACAGGTTGTGTCATTTTATTTCTTTACTACGTTTTTAAATTCTTTGTCAACATAGAACTGGATTAGTTCTCGTTGGATTTGTGTGATCAAGTCACCGTGAGCGTCGTTAAGTACAAACCGCACAGGACAATTACCCCATTTGCGGCTTGCGTTAAAGTCGGCAAACCATTTGCGATGTTCTTTATTGTTAGCATTAAACACCATAAATTGGCGACCATGCAACTGCAATGTGCTCATTATGATTTCCTAAAAAGAAGGATTGGGCACACTTCTGTGCCCATCCTAATTACTTGCCTGCTACTGCTACGAGGTCTTCCGCTGTGACGTCTGTGTCAGCAGGGATAGCAAAAAGGCTATTAGCCTTAACGTGCGCCAGTGCGGCATCTTTAGTCATTGCACTAGGCAACTCGAACAGTTCCACATTAGTGTGACCATTCTTGACCAAGTTCTTAATACGACTAGCAAAGTCGTTGGCAAAACGAACTTTAGTTTTGCCATTAAGTGTTGAAACGCCAACTACTGTAAAAGTTTTAGATGTAGCCATTTTAGATTCTCTTTCTCTGTGTGTAAAAACATGTGTACGGTGAACCATTCACCGTATCACTATTGTATGCTCAATCACCTTTTGTGTCAATTACTACTTTTGCCAATTTTTTACGGTTGTAAACTTTTTGGCTAGCAACGACCTGCGGGCGATAAGCACCGTTATGAAACAAGAACTCAGCACGGCGTTTCTGTTTAGGAACTTTAGCAGTAATGATTTCTCGCTTCATAATTCTCTCCATTAAAGTGTTATTATAACACCAAAATTATTTTGTGTCAAATTTCTCTAGCATCTCTAGGATGGCACGGTCTGCGTCATCAGTGTGAGCAACGTCATCGTCCAGTGTCAAAGAGTGTACAGCCAATCGAGAAAGTTCAGTTTGGATCAGTTTCATAGCATACGCCATGTTAACTTGATCAGCCCATTCGCACCAATCTCGAATAGTGTCCTTGTCAGATTGCATAAAAAATTCTAAATTTTCTTTATCAAATTTGTTCATGATGTTTAAGAATTAATTGTTTCAAATGGGCTTAGTTCTTCTTGTTCGATTTCCTCAAAGACCCAAGTAATAGGAATTTCAAGTTGGCGAGCAATAGTCACTGGCAAATAACCAGCTTCTAGCATATCTTGTATATCAAATGTAAGTTCTGACATTCTACTCATAATTTTTCCTTAATAATCGTATTCGTAAAACTTAACATTGGGATCCAACTGGCGAAGTTGTTTTGCGGCAGAATTCAATTCTTTCCAACGACGGTTAACTTCTGTGCGTGGTAGTTCACCATCGCAGGTCAAGTTCTCTGGGCTAAGAGCGGAATCAATCATATCTGCTACTTTTTGGCGGCCAGCGGCAGTAGTGATTTCGTATTGAGGACCTTTGAAGATAGCGTTCCAATGATTCTTCTGGTCGATAAATTTTTGAAGTGCTTTCATGTTAACTCCTTGTTGCGATAATGTATTATACTGCCAAAACCAATTTGTGTCAATTAGTCCATTCGTGAACCAGCATAAACTTGCATGGCTGGGAAAGTATTTTTCATCACTGCTACGAATGCTTCTGCACCTGCTTCTTTGGCAGAAATGCTTTGTGTAAAAGACTGACTTGGATCCCAAAGTTGGAGACCACCGCTGTAAGATTTACTAAATCCGTTGGCTATCAGCGCCTTGCCCAATTTGGTTGAACCTTTTTCAAATACAGTAACCCAAGCAAAACCGCAGGCATCACGATCACCATGTTTAGCCAGAAATTGTTCCGTCTTACGACGAGCTTCAACTCGGCCTTGTGAAACAGCGGCTTCAACTAACTCTTTAAGATCTACTGACATTTTGAACTCCTGTTTTGTTTAACGATAATGTATTATACTGCCAAAACCAATTTGTGTCAATTACATTGACCAATACGTTTCGCTGGCAGGATTGCAAGCCCAAGGAGTGTCCCGGTCAATCTGCACATCCGCACCAGTCATCAAATTCTTCACTGTCTTCATTGTGGGGTGGCATTCAAACCTCCAGCCCCGGGTTGCAGGGTAAAGGTTGTAGAGTTCATTGCACTCACGGCGCATGCCTGCTTCGTCGCGGTCTCGCCACACTGTGGTGCTAATCAGGCGCTCACCTGTTTTAGCACGACGATCTTTTTTGTAGATGTACATGGTGTAGTCTTGTTTCATTTGGGGCTCCTTTTTGCTGTTGATGTGTTTATTATACAACCAAAACCAATTTGTGTCAATTAAAGGCTTTGACTAAACCGATTACGCATACAGAAATGGCTACGACATTGACCAACATCTGTGGTTTATTTACTGTACGATATGCCCAAGCGGCAAAGCATAGTCCACCTAGTAATCCGCACACAGGATCTAATCCCAATTCTCTAAAGAAGTTCATCAGCACATACATCGCAAGGATGAAAAATGTACCCGTCCATTGTAAGATATTGTTTACTTTTTCTTTGTTCATAACGTGATTATACACTCAAAATCAATTTATGTCAACAAATGAAAAATGGGCAATTAAGCCCATTTTTCTCTGTATGCTTGCATGGCCTTTTCACGGGCCAGCGCCAACCTTGTTGCTACATAATCACTGACTTCATCATCGTCTATGTCGACAAGTCTGGGTCTATGATAGCCACGATGAAATTCTACTTCACTTTCAAAGTTGTAGCATCCGCCATCTAGCTCAAAATTACTTGGCTGGAGTTGCGGCAGGCTTTGCAGGAGCCTTTTCGTCTGCTTTGACAGCAGGTGCTGATGCAGGTGTAGCACTTTTAGTGTCGGCTGGCTTACCTGCCTTTGCTTCGGCTGCTTTATCAGCTTTTGTCTTTGGCTTGTCAACCTTGGGCATTTCCTTAGGTGTAGCAGGAGCGGCAACTGCGGCAGCAGGCTTCTTAACTTCTTCTGTCTTGGCAGGTGCTTGTGCAAAAGCGGATGTTGCGGCAAATGCAACGATTAGAGTAGCGATAAGATTTTTCATTTTAAGTTTCCTTTTGGTTAATGAATTGTGGCGACATTTTTGTCCCTACATATATATAACGCGGCAGCTCAGTATTTCGTTGACATCTTTTTTAATTCTTCTTGCCAAATTGTATCTTCTGCTTGTAATAGTCTCGCCATTTCTTTACTTGTGATATGAACAAGTAATGCTCTGCGTGGAACATCAGTGTTATTTGGCATTGTGCTGTGAAGTGTGCGAGGATGGTAAATTAGTGCGTCACCCGTCGACATTTTGGGTTGTTCGACTCCTGCCAAAAACTCTTCATTGTATTTTCCAGCATAGCTGTCTTTGACCACCCAGCGAGTATTATGACTGTTTGGCAATAAGCCGGTACCACCATTCTTTGATGTAAATTCGCACAGTGGTAGAATACATTGTACACCTAATAATTCATTTTCGTTCCACCATTTGGGAAAACGATATGGACTGTCTATATGCGGTTTAATATGTGTATTACCTGGTTCATTGGTAATAATGTCTGCAATATATGAATCGGGTTTGTCAAAAAGTATCCCGACGGTATTGATAAGTCGACGAGTAACTTCTTGAACCTCTGGCCACCCGCTTAGTTCTTGGCTCCACCAAACAGCCAAGTCTTTACATTCTGCTACTTTATCAGCAGGGTAATACTTGTGGTCCATGGCATGGCCACGATGCGGAACTAGCAATTCAGTTTTTTTATTAATGTTATCGATAATAGTAGGATCTACTATATCTTTGAAAACCTTGTAGCCAATACCACAAAACAGTTCATTGAGCTGTTGTTTGTTCATAGTAGTATTTAACAATATTTTTAAATACAAATTTCATTTTTGCTTACTAAATAAATTATAAGATTATTTACCAAGTACTGTCAATGATAAACAAAAATTTAGGATACTATGTATGCAACGGGCAAGAATTCTCATCTAAGATAAAAGCATTATTATATAGCAATGAAGTAAATGAACCCGCCGAATGGATGTTCAATGATGAAATTTTTAAATCATATAATTGGAAAATAGAACCAGAAGAAACATTAGATGAGTTATATAATCGTCGAGCAAGACAATTAAGAAATGAATACGATTATGTTATATTGAGTTACAGCGGCGGCGCCGATAGTCACAATATTTTAATGAGCTTTGTGCGCCAAGGTCTACACATTGATGAAATACTTGTTAACCATTTTGAAAAAGCAGCTGGAAAATTCGTCGATTTAAATCCAGCAAATAAAGACGCGAAGAATGCCAATGCTGAACATTATCTGCAGACCCTGCCTAGATTAAAAGAGATTTCACCTAAAATACCCAAAACAAAAATTACCTTGGCAGACATGAGTGACCATCTCTTTGGATTAATGGAGAACACCGGAGATGCTAGTTGGATTCTTAGTAAAAGGGAAGGACTGAACCCAGCCGGTGCAACACGATTTAACTATTTGTATCTCACTGAAGTCCGTAAAAGATTTGACAAAGAAAAAAGCGTGTGTATGATTATAGGTGTCGAAAAACCTAAAATAATAATTCCCACAAAAGGTCCTTATAAAGATCATGTGATAATGAATTTCATTGACAGGTCGGCAAATCAACAAACTGTTTCAGAACATTTAACAGATTATAATAACAGTACAGCTGAATTTTTTTACTGGAGTCCAAATTGTGTGCCTTTATTGATTAAGCAATGCCATGTCATTAAAAAATATCTAGGCGCCAATCCAGAGATGCAAAAATTTTGGCATCTAGAAAATAATACATATCAAGTCTCGAGGCTAATTCATGAACCAATATTGAGAAGTTTATTGTACAGCACATGGGATGCATCTTACTGGCAAGCAGATAAATCAACGTCTGATTGGTACAGTGAATTTGATATTTGGTTTAAAGATGGATACTCTAATTCAAAAGCAGTTAATGTTTGGCAAGAAGGTGTGGATTATGTAAGTTCCAAATTATCGAACCATGTTCTTGAAAGCGGGGATGGATTAAAACGATTTAGAAAATATTATGACGCCGGCCTACTTCCTGGATTGTTGCCAGAATAGATGCCTAACTCTGTCAAAAAATACTATATAGGAAATTTAACTACAGATGAACAAGACACTAGGATATTATTCGTGTAACAATTTAGAATTTGATTCTAAGATTAAAGCATGTGTATATGCTTCCCAAGTAAATAAACCATTAAATTGGCATTTTAATAACGAAGAATTTAACAGATTTGATTGGACTATAGAGCCGGAAGAAACACTGGATCAACTGTATGACCGACGATCCAGGGAAATTCGTGAGAAATACGATTATGTTATTTTAAGCTATAGTGCAGGTAGCGATAGTCACAACATATTAGAATCATTTTTGCGGCAAGGACTGTTAATTGATGAGGTAGTTGTTAATCACATGTCCAAAGCTAATCGCTTAACTGTATTAGATACTAGTATTCGAGGAAGTTGGAATGCAAGCGCAGAATTTGAATTACAAACTATCGGCAGGTTACAATATATAAAAGATCAAAGTCCTAAAACTAAAATTACTGTATTAGATTTAAGCGATAACGTTTTTGATACTTTGAGAAAAGCAGGAAATGCGTCATGGGTAGAAACTAGTCGTGAGCCATTAAATGTTAGTGGTGCAACTCGTTACAATTACACATATTTTAAAGAAGTAAGAAATCAATTCGATCGTAGTAAGAGTATATGTGTAATATTAGGAATAGAAAAGCCTAGAACTTACATAGAAAAGAATAAATTCTATATACTATTCAGCGATAAGAGTGCTAATATTGCCAGTGCAAGCGACCATTTGATTGAATATGATAACGCTACAGTTGAGTATTTTTATTGGGCACCAAGCGCATTGCCAATATTGTGCAAGCAGGCGCATGTTATTAAAAAATGGTTAAGAGTATATCCCCAATATCAACCACTATGGAGCCCTGTTGATTTGATAGATTTGTTTACAAAACACCGACTGATACACGAAAGGATGTATAGAAAAATTATATACACAACGTGGAATGATTCCTGGTATCAAGCAGATAAGTCTACAAAAGATTGGAACAATGAATTTGATGACTGGTTTTCTTCACTATACAACGACACTCCTGAGTTTAAAATATGGCAAGAAGGAATAAATTATGTTGCAGAGAATGCAAAAAACTATGTTGTGACAGGCAAGCGTGATGGAGTAGTTAGCGGCCTCACAACTTTTTCAAATAAATATTTAATAGGAAACATGAATGAAAACATTTAAAACAATCGTGGCAATTGCCACATTAGCAACTGCGGCAGCGGCATCAGCAGCCGAAACTATTTCTATACTATGGGGATTTAACATTTCCTCAAATCAAGCACTAACATTAAGACACATCGCAGAAGATGCTAATAAGTCTCAATCAAAATACAATTTCATTATCGAATCTAAATCAGGGGCCGGCGGCAGCATTGCTGCCAATCATGTGTTACAGAATCCGAATAATACCGTAGTGGGGATGAGTTCTAGTTTCTTTATTAGACCGTCAGCAGAAACGACAGGTATCCATGACTTAGATAAATTTAAGCCAGTATTAGTGCAAGGCGGTGGCGCCCCTTTGGCTGTAGTTAGTAAAAAATATAAAAATATAAACGAGTTACTTCAGCAACCCAATCCAAGTATTGGTATTAGTGGCATAGGCGGCATATCTGATATTTTAGCTAGAATTCTTAAAGAAAAGAATCCTAACTTAGTCATTGTAAATTTTAAAGGTATGGTCGATGCTACAATAGCGGCTGCAGGCGGGCATGTAGATGCCGCAGTAACCTTTGTCATAGATGCTAAACCCATTATTGATGCTAAAGAAGTTTCAGTAATTGGATATACCGGTGTTCGAGATTTAGAAGAGTTCAAAGGACTACTCCTGACTAAACAAGGCATATCTGGAGTTGATAAGTTAGTGGCTAATTATGCTGTATTTGCATCTAACGAAATGCCCGTTGACAAATATAACGAAATTAATAAAATTTTAGCAAAGTCTACAGTTAGTAGCAAAGCATTAGAAGCATATCAAAAGGATTTAATTACACCAACTACTCTTTCAGTAGCAAAATACAACGATTGGTATATTAATGAAAGACAATATTGGAAGGAAATTGTAACTAGATTGATTAAAAATTGACGGTATAATAAGGCTCTGGTCTATAAATATGATTGTGTGGGAAACTGCTTGTTTCCATTTATAAACACAAATCTAATAGAAATGAAAAAATTAATCACTGCATTAAGTTTGCTATTGAGTCTAACGCAGGCAATGGCAAACAACATAGAGTTAACCGTTCATCATGCACCTGGCGGTCCGAGTGATGCTATTACCAGATTTATTGCCAAAGATTTACCTAATAACTATGTTGTTCAAAATCGACCCGGTGCTCAGGGTAGGATTGCAATGAAACAAGTACTCAAAGGCGAAAGTGTCATTACCGCCACAATGTCACAGATATATGTAACTAATCCAATGATTTTTAAAGACTTGGAATATAATCCAGAACGAGATTTAGAAATATTGGCCACGGTGGCAATCATGCCGAATCTTCTTGTCTGCGGCAAGAATGTAGGATTCAAGAACATTGATGATTTTGTAAAATACAACGGCAAGACTTTGAGCTTTGCTGTTAACGGTTACGGCAGCAATGAACACATTGCAACCGAATCCTTGTTAACGAAATTAAAGATGAAACATTTAATTATTCCATATGCTGCCGGCGGCAACAGAGGAGTAATTGATGTGTTGGCAGGAAATGTTGATTGTTCGTTTGCAAATTTGGCCGCCATAAAAGGCTTTATTGGCGATAACAGAATTAATATCTTATTGAGCAGTCATGATATTAGAATTAAAGGAATCCCGACATGGGACACACAATTTAAAGAATCATATCCGTATCAAAGCTATATTTGTTTAGTCGTTGCAAAAACGATGTCCGGCACCAATAAGAAAAAAATTGTCGATGATTTAAATAAAGTTTTTGCAAACAAGTCATTTAGGGAATCCGCGTTTAACTTGGGATTACTTCCAGTAGCAACGTCTGAAGTATGGTCAACTAATGCAGTATTAAAAAGCAATAGACTGCTTGAGTATTTTATAACCAACAATAAATTAAACATAAGTCAATGAAGAATATTATGTTAAAAGTTTGTCAATATTCGAGTTATTAACGACTCGATATGAAAAAGACATTAAAAACGCTAAAAAATAAATTTAAAGATAAATAAAGTAAACATATTCTAGGAGACAATTATGTTCAAATTCACAGTCACCACTGTAAGACCAACTGCAAATGCACCATTTTTTATTCATACGGCTGTGGGTCAAGTATACCAAGAGCTAATGACACAGGCGAAACAACAACGTCCCCAGGTTGCCGGGCCCGAGCGCCTTATTTCGTTCGAAAGAACCGAGTCAGAAGACGGCTTAACACTGATATCTGCTTACAGCTTTAACTCGGCCGAAAGTAAGATGAACTATTTTGACGAAGAGGCCGCCATAATCGCCGCCCAAGGCATGACACCATTCAAAGATACTCGTGATGAATACAACTTATTACATGGCCACGCAATTACAGTTGAAAATGAAGTTGTATAATTTATCATTTATTGGACCATAAATTTATATCGCCCGAATATAATGTAAACTCGAACGCATCCATTTCGCTGAACAATACTAATTGACGTTTGCTCAGGTAATATGGCCAATCCATGCGTTCGTCTAATAACAGTAGAGTCTTGTTTAATACTCTATATTCTTGTTTGAATTTTATTGGATACACTCGCCATAGACTTTTAGCCAGTTCAAAACCTGTACTGGTAAATCTGGTACCCTTGACATTTTTAAATATTTGAAAGAACTCTAATTCTTGTCCTACGGACTTTTTAAGTTGTTCGAATATTGCTTCACTTAACTGCTTTTTTGACAAGGTCTGACTCATTGACTAAAGACCCTTCTTTTAATTCTACTACAATAAAATCCGAACACTTGAACAACTTGTTCATTTTTTCCATTAGATTAAATGCGTGTCCTGAATTACTAAAGCTAACCTTCTTGTACTTTGGCCCGGGATAATCCTGTAAGCTGTTTAGGAATGTACGAAGATTAAAAGGCCGGCCTTTATAAAATACTGCATAGATAGCATCAGCTTCTAATACTTCTTCGCTCTTATATGAGCTAGGATCCACGTGTGTTAATAATATAGTAGGTTTAGGTCTTGCCATTTAATGTTCTCCGATATATTATTTATCAGAAAACAGGTTATATACTATTTTAACTATCGTCTTCGTCTAAAATTACGTCTTTTTTCTGTCCTAAAACAACTTTTAGATCCATTTTAGTTTTAAAAGGTCCCACATATACATTAGTCTTAACAGTGGATAATCTAGGACATAAACTAGTACACCAACCATTTTTAAATCTTAATCCATACCAACCCGCAACGTGTGTGCTTTTACTTTCTGCTTTTTTAGTAAATGTCGGAAATCCGTCGATCTCTTTTACATTAAAGACTTCTTCTTGGTCTGTTGGGTAACTCATGACCTCAAGATGTCCGCCATGCGTTAAATCGCGTACGACAAACTCAATGCCAAGATCTTTGAGATCGTTGGCACTATACGCCACTATGTCTTTGCGTTTAAGATTAATAGTATAGTTATTATCTTTAAAGTTCATCATGCCAACCCGTTTGGCATTTTCTTCTAATATCCAAAACTTATCTTTAATTACACTTTTTGCTAAAATCATTGGTATGTTGCTCCGAGGTATTCGCCATGATCTGTCATTTTATCTGCGATAGTGACAAGATTCCATTTGCTACAAAACTTAACAAAGTGTAAGCCCACCGACTGTACCCTTTGTTTATTAACGGATTCGCTAATAGTTGTGTCTAACGCTAGTTTAATATCTTCTGGCTGTTCTGTCAAGTCAATTAGCATCTTATTATGCAAATATCTATCACGAACTCTGTGTTCGACTTTATTATGGTCAACCCAACGTTGCAACATCATCATATTCCAATTTAAGCCTTTGTTTTCTCTATCAGCAAACGCTTCGCGTAGTCCAACTTTATTCTTAGTGCCTTTTTCACGCACACCTGGATAAGCAGAAAAGACATTGTCACTGCTGTCACCACGCATACATTTTTCGAACAATAACCATTCTGGATCAGGCGGCGCCAGTTCTTCTTTAGTTTTCTTATCTTTAATGCGGCGCCCTTTTTCATCAAAGATGCCTTCAACGGTAATTAGTTGTTTACTAATGCCATTGAACTGACGAACGTTTGAAGAAAGTAATTGGTAAAAGTCGCTGTCACTGCTGACAATCACATGTTCATCTTCTGGATGATTTTGAATAAAGCGAGCAATGAAATCATCAGCTTCACAGCGTTCATGCTGTAGAACAGTACAGTTAGATTTGGATGTGAGATAGTCTTTAAACTCGTCGAATGCTTGCCAAAAGATTTTATCTTCTTCTGCTTCTTTAGGACTCAGTGCCATACGTGCCGCAGTACGATTTGCTTTATAGTTTTTATCAGCATCTTTGCGCCAGCTTCGACCCTCGAGGCAGACAACAACGTGGCTACCTTTAAAGTCACGCCATACTTTGTTAATGCTGTTAAACATAATGTGGTAAGCCATGCCTACCTTAGTTTCTGCATCTTCTCCGCGGACAACATGTCTAGCACGGAAGAACATATTAGCGGCATCTACCAGGATGTATTGTTTACCCATTTAAATACTCTTGTATAAGTTGTTGATCAATTTTTTCTTTAAAATGTATGTTGAACTCTTGTAGCAAGCTCATAAACTCAGCATACTCTTTAACCGTCATCAGCATTTCATTTTTAATGTTGTCGTCATCGGTTCTTGTTAGGATTAATAATATATGAGTATCACCTACCCATTTAACTTCAAAGTTCCAATTTAATTTTGCTGACATACACTATTATACACGATTATCAATTAAAGTCAAGCCTTCTTACGCTTTTTTGGTAACTTGTCAGCATCAGCGACAAATTTGGCTTCTTCGTCCATTTGGCCGCCAATGTTCTTGCATAGATCAGTGAACCATTTGTCTACCACTTCTTCGTCAGTGGCGCCTTCATAACCATGTTTACGCAGGAACTCAATAAATGGTTTATTCCATTCAAGTTCCATAAAGCCTTGATTTGGATTTTCTCCGTCAAAGTTTGTGTTAACAACATTGACCCAAGGTTCTTTACCTTCTTTGCCTGTAGGTTGTTCTTTTTTATTGAACAGACCTTTTAGGAAATCTTTCATACAAGTTCCTCGACAATGCCTAGTATCTCTGCGGCAATAAACAATCCGCCTACAATAGGTAAGCCATAGATACATAATGCCGCACCAGCGGCAATACGTAATCCGCTTTTAACAAGACTGACATAAAAATGTCCCTTGCTCGTATCTTTAGGTTGAACTTCCATTTTTCTTTTCCTCTAATTCTTTTACTACTTGATTAATAGTACTGGCAACATTCAATGCTGCCTGTTTGTTTAAGATCAATGAATGTTGATCTTCTCTATAACCATTAACCAATATATCCCAAGCAGCCTTGGCCCTACTAAACCCTGGTTTCCAGAATGGTGTGGTAGTATTAACATAAAAAGTCATTTCAATATCTTTCAAATCGTCGTCACTGTTTATTTCAATCCACATATGAACCTGATGATCTCCGTCATGACAATCGCAGGCAATAGTATATGATTTGCTATTGCCATAATCTGCGTCGATCATTATACCTTTTGCTGGTTGTTGTGCTTTCATTATTTCCCCCATCCGTTACTCCAAATGTCTACATGTAGTCTAGGACTATATCTGTAACCTTTTTCTAATGCAATGTCTGCAATATGTTTGCTGTTGGCAAAATATGCCGCGTCTGTGCCGCCCACTGGCATGACAAACGCGGGCCCATTAAACCCTGCATCCCTGTATTCTGCTGTGGCAGCATCTACTTCTTTAAAGTCTTCTAACTTGTCAACAACGAACTTCAAGTATGTGAAGCCACGTGTTTGATATTCTACTACTACTTCGGGACAGACTGCATCCTTCCACGACTCTCCGCTGGCACTTAGTTTAGGACTCACACTAAATGTAATTTGATCTTTACGTAAGTGATAGGAGTCTGACAAGAAACGTTTAAAGTCTTCATGCAAGTGCTGAGTGCCGTTTGTCTCGAAGGTTAGATTTTCGAGATCGCGCATCTTATTTTCACTTAGCAAATCTGGATATAGTTGTTGCCATCCCAGCAATGGCTCACCGCCCGTAATAACAAGATGTACGTCATTACCATTGCGTTGCTTCCATGCATTATTAGGAGTTAATTTAAGCATTTCATCTACGGCTTCATCAATGCTGTAATAAGGACTTAGGTGTTTAAACGCTGGATGCCAACTAGCGTAGCTGTCACAGCCTGTTTGTGCTAAAGGCAAGTCCATAAATGTTTTATACAAATGAACCTTGGCACCTATGTCATCTGGTTCTGTAGTCTTTTGACCTGCGGGCAGGCCAAAGCCACCACATTTAAAGTTACAGCCGAATGTACGAAAGAACACACTGGGTACGCCTATAAAACGTCCTTCACCTTGTGCGCTATAAAAGATTTCGCTTACTTTAATTTTATCCATGTCTTATTCCTGCGTTAGAGCTTTTTAGTTTGTCACCATATTTTAACTTCAGAAGGCACTCCATGTCAAGTGGAATATCACCTTCTATGGCATACCATTCGACTACTTCTGGATGTCCGGACCAAGTATCATAAAGGCAACGAACTCGACAATCTGGAAAATTGTCAGCCAGCCAATATTCTAACTGTTTAGATTCCCAAAAATTAAGAGAAATCAGTTGTTGTGTTTTCATCTGCTGTGTAATCGCCTTTACCTGGAATTACATTTCTTACTCCGCCTTTTGGATTGACACAATCACCAAGAACACGGAGAATTAAATGAACGTGCGGCCAGTCAACAGTCTGTCCAGCACTTTCTCCATAGTTCAATCCTACGTTAAATCCATCACATCTGCCTTCTTCTATAAAGACAGCACCTTGTTTGGTAGCGGCAGTCAAACAATCCGCAATGTCGCTGATGTCATTTGTCTTAGGCACAAAAAGAAAATGTCCAGCTTCACTCACGGGATAGTTGTCTATAAACACTATCATTTGTTCATTTTCTTTAATTGGATCACGCCATGGAAAATCTTCCATTACATATTCTTCGTTATCTGATATAGTTACTGTTGTTTTCATTTTGCTTTGCTCTTCTTTGATTTAGATTCTATTGTAGTAGGAACGTTACTTTCTGCTTTTAGTAATGCCGCACGAACATCACGTATCAATGCCTCATCGTCCCATTCTAATTTTTCAGGATAATCGTTAGTGTATGTGATAGTTAAATGACTACCTTTGACTTTGACCACTGCGGGTTCTGCAAATACTATTTTGGCGCCGCCAATAGTGCCTGGCATTTCTAAAGTAACACTGTCTGATTTCTTTTTGCGTGTAGCCATATTATTCTCCTTTAAGTTTGTTAATCATCCATATATGTGCCGCATCACGTATATACGGATATTTAGATACTAATTCCTCATCTTGGCTCATGTCCATGATCAACTGTTTCATAACTTTGATAACAGAAATCCAATCATCTGCTGTAATAGTTCCTGCTTTGGTTACGATGTCACCGTCTAATTTAAATGTAATAACAGGATCAGGATTACCAATTTGAACAGCATTAGTATGTTGCGTCGACCAACTACTACCATTTGTTCCATTAGTAGTTAGTACCTGCCCTGCGGGTATAGCGGCACCCACGAATGGCGGTATGGCACCGTAACCTGGACTAGAGGTAGCCATTGTGCTCTTCTACTTTCCAAAGTTTGATGCCTTGTCTTAATTTTTCATTAGTAGGATTATATTCATTTTTATCAATATATGCAATTCTAACTTCTACATTCATGTCTTGTAGATCACTCATAATTTGATTAACTTGATCAACCAACGACTTTAATTCATTGGCTTTGGATTCTATTACTGGATCTTTCATCTTGGTGCAAACTCCTGTTGTAGTTTAATATTATCAAAGAATTCTTTCTTTGCACCCGGATCTTCTTTAAAGAATCCTTTAAGTACAGTAGTCTGCGTCAAACTACTGTGTGCCATAATACCTCTATTTTCGCAACATCCATGTACTGCTTGAATGTACACTGCTACATTTTCTGATTCAGTTGCTTTTTGTATTTCCCTAGCAATGTCATTACATAATTCTTCTTGTAGTGTTCCTCGACGAGCACACCATTGTGCTATTCTTGTGTACTTTGATAAGCCGATCAGTTTCTCTGCCGCAATAATGCCAATATAAGCAACCCCAGTAACGGGTTGGTGATGATGACTACACATACTACGAAGTTCACTGCGAACCACGAGCATGCCTTCATAACGGTCTGTTGAATCATTTGGAAATGCTGTTGCGTCTGGTGCTGGTTCATATCTACCTGCCATAATTTCATTAAAATACATTTTAGCAAGTCGTCTTGCTGTGCCTTTACTATTAGGATCATTCTCACGGTCAATAAGTAAACGATCCAACACAGTTTCAAATGCCAATGCGGCTTCATCGATGAGTTTCTCTACATCACCTTCATGTAAATATTCACTGATGTTATCACCTGCCCAGAAGCGTTTGTTATCACGTTTCATTTTAAAACGCAAGTGATCTCCAAGGTAAGCTTCTTCATAGCCTTTGTCGTTGTCCTGCTGTTCTGCACCAACAATGATATTTTGCAGAGTTGTTAGTTCGTTTTTATCAGTCATGTCTGTTACTTCCTCAATTTTGTCTTGTTTAAATTTTAAAATGGTCCCGTGAATGAATTCATCTTTTTTAAATATAGGTTGCATATAAAGTCTCCATGTTAGTATTATACATGATTATTTAGGTCTTGTCAACGTCTTCTACGGTTATTAGCGTTTGGATTATATGGAGGAAGTTCATCTCTTCTACGACGTTGCGGAAATGCTTTGATTCTGGCAGCTTCTTCTTCTCGTTGTATTCGTTGTGTTTCACGCATGGCATCATTGATTTCAATTTGAGATTTTAATAAACTCATATCTACGCCATTATCATCGGCAACTTTGAGTATGGCAGCGATATCTTTTGGAAAACAAGCACCTGCATATCCAACATCTCCGTTTTCTCCAGGTACATTATAATGAGTGTCGCCCAATCTATTATCCTGAGCAAGAATTTCTGTGACATCATTCCATACAACACCCTGTGACTCGCACCATTTGGCAAATTGATTGTTATAAACAACTTTGGTAGCTAACCAACTGTTGGCATAGTATTTCATAGCAGCCGCACTACCAATATCAGTTCTAACAATTTTGGCTTTACTCTTATACGTCATATCACTGTTAATAACATGTGTGGTAATAACACTGGTATGTATTGGATTGCCGCCAATAACAATAATTTTTGGATTCATATAATCATGTATAGCATTTTTAGCAGTTAAGAATTCGGGCATGTGAATAAATTTAAATTTGTATTTTTTATTCATGCCACAGTTATCAAAAATGTCTTTGTACCATTTAGGAGGTGCTGTGCTTTTACTAATAACAAAACCTTCGTAGTCTTTGAGTTGTTCTAACATAGCATCTAATATACTAGTGTCACATCCACCATCTTCTTTTTGTGCTGTGGGCAAACATACATAAATCCAACCACAGTTTTCTTTAATTTGTTTTACAGTATATTGTTGCCATTCCTCAAATTTAGCGGGATCGTTGATCATCAACATATTTCTATCATGAGCAGCCGCAACTGCTGATCCTACAAATCCGTAACCAATAATACCAATTCTCATTTTATTTCCTCTGTAACTAATTCTTTAATTAAATCTAAGTGATTATATGCTTCATCTAGTGCTGGGTATTTACTACGCAGTTTCTTAGTTTCTTCTTCTTCTGCCATCTTGTTCATCGCCCATTGGGCAATCATGTTCATGTCGTAGGTATTGGTAATTTGAACAGTATTATCAATACGCATCCAACCACCACCACAGCTGACTTCAAAACATTTCATAGTGCCATTCCATTGAACAGCACCTGTTGTATTTGGAAGTTGATAACTTTGATCTATTTGATACCAACCTGGATTTGACCCATTACTTTGTATTTTAATCATTTAATATTTCTTTCATGAGTTCATCTAATGTTCTTGGTACTACTTGTCTATAAATTAGACCATTGTTTTTGTTTTCTAGAAATTTTTCAAATTCATTTATTAAATTATCAATAGGCTCCATGCCAGTCTTTTTAGTACGTTCCAATAAATTCGGATACGCTTCTTTATACCCTATAATTTTTGTAGATGTTACACCTTCTCTACCCGGCCACTTATTGTTTATAATAAGATCTTTAAACCATTGTAGTTCGGTATATGCTAATACTAATTGTGGCGTCCATTTAAACCATTGTGCAATAGCAGGTATATTTTTGTGTAAGATATACTTGTCCCAGCCAGTGTCGTGTTCTTGATCCAGCAATATCCACGGGGTATTATCTTTTATGCTACGCGACCATCTTGGATCTCCAATACCCAGTACAGCAAATCCTTCTGTGTAATCTAAAAACTTTAATTGTGGTAAACCTCTGGGTCTATCTATTTGTGATATATCACTTATATATTCTGCATCCTGTTCAAAAAACTTTGCTATATTAAAGTCAATGATATTATATTTTATACCCAATGATTCGCAGACAACAATAGCATAGCTCACATCATACTCGTTGATATAATCTTCAAATCTAAAGATATTTACTATGGGATCTGCGCCTATGTTGATGTAAGAACGCAAAACTAGTTCACTGTCCAAGCCTCCGCTGAAGTACACACATGGCTTTAAACCAGGGTAATGATCCATGGTACTGCGAGCAGCCGCCAACATTTCTTCTTTAAACGAACCAACATGTTGTACATTTGCACATTTGTAACTAGTGTACCAGCTCAAGTTGCTGGTTTGCCTGCCCCAAAGAGTGTCGCCATAACTCCACGTATACCAATTGTTTTCACTGGTCCACATGTTTATGCGTTCTAAATAATATATCCCATATTGGGAAAAATAATCCGTAATTTTTATTAGGATGTCGATGATGTATTAAATGCCATTTGCCTGATGTCAATAAAGAAAAGTTTATATTTTTATTATGTTCCAGACTTTCTTGAAGCACAGCCGCCCATACATAATACAAGATAAAAATCCACCACTGACCCGTTAACCAACTAAACAACAAAGTTGGTATTACTTCAGTTACATATAAATCCAATGTACTAGTCCAAGTATCATTAAATAAAAATAAATTATTCCAATGCCATCCCTGCATTCCATGTCTAACTATATAGCTGTGGTGATCCCAGTGCCAGTTCTTAACATGTGTAACTTTGTGTGCAATACGATGTACCCAGTATAACATAAAAGTCCATGAAAAGAAGTATAAAATAAACATTATATATTATTTAACAAAATATCTGCACTAGAAATACTTGGTCATGTCTATCTAGAACCATTTTGATACATCCTGGACTCGACTTATAATTTTGTATTTTAATCACAGTTGATTTATACCTTTATTAGTTTTAAAAAGTCTATCCCATATAGTAAATATGCTTCCGAAATTATTTGAATTATGTCTATAATGAAGCAACGTCCAGGCTCCCCATGTGATAGGAAAAATATCAAAATTTACATCATATTTTACTGATGTTTGAAACAGTGCCGCCCAAATATAATAAACAATTAATATCCATACTTGTCCTGTTACTAATGAAAACAGGATAGTAGGTACGACCTCAGTAATCCATAAATCTATAGTGTAATCTTTAGATTTATGGATTAACAATAAATGTCTTAATGCTATTCCGGATCCTTTATTCCTTATAACATATCTATGATGTTCTTTATGAATATCTTTTAGATATGGAAAAACGTGAGCAACACGGTGTATCCAATATAATACTAATGTCCAGAGTAAAAAATAAATAACAAACATTATAAATTTTTTAACAAAATATCTGCACTAAAAAAATACTTGGTCAGGTCTTCTGTTTGCTGTTGGAGTTGCGGTAAACGATGTTCATAATGATCCATATGTTGCATAATTGCAAAACATAAATTAGGTCGATGTTTGTCATATGATTCGAAACTCTCAGTCCATTCACTTGGATACTTAAATGTGTCGTAATACATTTCTGTATAACTAAGTCTATCTGGCACCATGGGGATTGCGTTTACTACTGCACCTTCATAACAACTGATACCCAATGTTTCCTGCAAGTTAGCACTGAATACCATCTTGGCTTGGCCTAACAATGTGTGATATTCATCTTTAGTAAGTTGCTTATCTTGACATACTACAAATTCATATTGTGGCAAATGTGTTTTTAAATCACGAAAGATTTCAACTTGTTTCTCAGGAGCGATACGATGTGGAAACAAAATAAGATCACGTTTGGTCATACCTTTGAATGGAGCGAGTGTATCTTCCATATACTCCATGGGCCAACCTGTACGTACAAACTTAGAATACTCTCCGCTTAGGATTTCGTCTAGTTCTTCTTCATACCATGGATTTTCTACAGTATGCCCGTTGTTCAATAGTTCTCTATTAAACATTTCTATATGAAAGTCTGTGGCAAAATAATTGTGATCAAACGCTGAAAAGAATGATTTCTCTGCATTACGTACCCAAGGCTTATTACCAACTAAACGTCCTAAAAAGTCTTGCGGATCATAACTACCGGCGTGCCATAGTCCGTGTGTGACTACTGGAATGCCCAGCAACTCACTCATATATTTTAAATTTATAATACCTGGATGCCAAGCATCAGTAAAGATAAAGTGATCGCCTGCATGAACTGCTCCGTCACAAAATAAACGGCCCATCTGCTCCACTTGTGCAGACTTATAAATATTGGTACCACCAAAATTAAGGAAAGCACCAGGAGTAGTGGCACCAGGAATATCCGTAGGGCCAGAGATAACTTGAACATCGTGTCCTGCCTCTTTAAGTAATTGCGGAACGTGATCTTTCCACTGTCCAGTATAGCGGGTGCTAACTGCTTCTAAATCAACTAAAAATATTTTAGACATTTTCGTCTCCGACATAATCTTTCCAGTCTGTGTAAACTCGACGATCCATCAAGTCATGTAGACTATGACACCATACGCCTGGGTTACTATGACCCCATGTAGTATCATCAATCTTTAGCGTGGCATTGTAGTTATATAATTTAATATACGGAAGTTTAACACTGATCATCGGAATAAACGTATTATACTCACTCCACCCTTCTTCGTTGAATGTATCAGCATATTCTACTCCGAAGTCAAGTGTTACCCAGTAACCTGCCTCTAACAATTCGATGATCATCTTATCCCATGCTTTCCAGTCATCGTAGTCTGCAGGAGTAAAACTTTGACTTGTACCAAGATAAACATGACGCAGACTATGTTCATTAAGTAGACTAACAATTTTATCCACAGGCTGAACTCCCACTACAAACAATGTACGTTCGCCATACATTGCAGTACGTTCTACTTCTGTACCAATAAAATAAGTTGTGGCCTTACGGCCCATTGTATCAATTGCCATTTTCATTCCAATAAATGTATCCTCTGCTATAACCAGCAGGACGGTCGAGGCCGTCAGCAAATGCTTGTTGCCATTCAGTGTCTCTATTATACGCTTTTGTCCAGAAACTGTCAACTATAATATCACCTTGTTCAATCCAGTAAGCCGCATCTTTCATACAGTGATAAAAGCCATCTGTTCTTGGACTAGGAAATATCATAGTACAGGCTTTCCAAAGTAGATTGCTGAAGTCTGTGCTAACTTGTTTTTGACTTCCAAATATTACTAGTGCTTCATTATTTAGAATAGGTTTCTCAAAAATATCTTTACTACTACTCAAGTCAATGACCACATCAAATGTGCCTTGATATTCTTGATGTAAAACTTCTCCCCACAAGTCTTTATTGCTATTACCCACTACTGTAATTTCAAAATCTAAATGATGAATAAGAATAACATTAAAAGCAACCCACGCAAGGAAACCACTGCCCAGTATCAGTAAACGTTTACTTGATCCAGCACGTTCTGCAATTTCTCTAATAGGCTGCTGGATAATATTGATTCCGCAGGCAACTGGTTCTAATATATATTTTGGCAGTGCTTCTGGAACAACTACATATTCTCGACTACGAACATTATATCTATCTGCATATGCTGGTTCGCCCCTAGTAGCAACATAGTCACCGATGACCGTGTCTTCGATGTTTTTACCTACTTTAATTACTCGACCCAAGCCTTCGTGTCCCTGCATACTAATAGGAAAAGGACCAAAGTTGCCCGCCATCATATCGATGTCACTGCGACATATGCCTGTCATAATACTTTGTACAGTAATTTCATTGTCATCACATTTTGGATTAATCCAAGTAGTTTCTATAAAATTGCCAGTGCCAGTTGTTTGTAGTATGCGTGTCATAAGTTTTCTATTTGTCTGTGAATCCAAAGATCCTGTTGTAATTGCTCTTTCCAGAACATATCATTATTTAGGTTTGTAACAGCGTTTTCTATCATAGCCTTATATGCAGATTCTGGACATAATCCTAACTTATGTCTAACCGCAGAATTCTTCATGTCAAAACTAATATAAACATCATCAGCTTTGTCATCTTTCCAATTGGCAGTTAATATCCAAGTAGTATCTCCGTTTTTGAATTCAAATTCACAGAAGTCGTCGACATTGTAAGTGCCGTCATGATTGACGCTACCATAATCAGTATCAATAAGATCTTTGAGTTCATGTCTTTGTATTGCGTTACCATATAGTTTATTACCTTTTGTGTAGTCTGTTAATGCCACATAGTAACTTAACATATGAGGTATCAAATCTCGACTAACACCACCAAAGGCCAGTTCCTTTGTAGTGAACCAACTACCTGGATTTGGAATACGATTTTTATTATTCCAAACAACCCTAACAGTATGACTTTGATCTGCAAGTGTTTTAAACTGTGTAATAGTATCACGATATTGATTATTCTTAACCATCATAAAACGAGTCCCGGGATAATCAGCACAAAGCCATCGCCATGCTTCGCTATTAACAACACCTGGCTTTTCAACAAATACTATTTTACTTAATGCGGCAACTTTTCTTGCTAATTTGATATGCGTAAAGTTTGGAGTACATATGTTCACGGTATCAAATTTACTGTGAACACGAATAGCATCTTCAATGTCTGAAAAATCAGCGCCTTTAGATGTATCCATGTCAACAGTAATTACTTCATAACCAAGTTGAGTTAGCACAGGCAGATAAACAGCCTGGCCGAAACCTAAGCCAATTATAAGAGCTTTTTTCATTGTGCTTCTTTTAAAATGTTTTCAGCTTCTTCCTCATCCCAATCTTCAGCGCCTTCCGCATCATTGTCACTGCCTTTGTCTTCGGCAGCAAACAAAATGTTATGAGCACTGGCACTAGTCTTAAGAGTCTTCTTGCCGTTAAAGTCAGCAAGTAATTTAGCAGCCTTGTCAAGTTCAGTAAAAGGTGTTTCACTGGTAAACACACGATTAACCAACTCTGTGATATAGATAACATTGCGTGGAACCCAATTACTAAGTTCACCGTTAGTACCTTTAGTAGGATGCCAATGTCCGGGATCTGGTTTATGTAACATACAAGCAGTATCATTTAACGCATTGGCACGTTGAACAGACTCAATGTGCTGATATACATTATGACCCATCATTAAGAAGTAAGCAAAACTATCCCACGATGTTCTACTTAACTTACCATTTTTATTTAAGTCGCCTGACTTGTAATAACAAGCATCGCCCATGGTCATGCGTTCGCCTACTGGACTGCCCCAAGGCCAAGGTATATCACTGCCAGCAAGACGTCTATCATCAATGGCCTTATCCATAATGTAACTAAAACGATTATTACGATGAACGTGCTGTGTGTAAGCCTGTCCATAAGCAGTGGCTAGAAACGGACTTGCACAGTCAAACGTAATCTTCATATTAGGATTAACGTGTTCACGCAGGTTACGTTGTACAGCAGTTAATAAACAAGCCAGTTCAAGTTTACTAGTACCTAAGAAGTGAATAACATCGCGACCGGGTTCTAATAACTTTTCATCACGTAGTTTAATAAGTCGTCGTAACATCAAGTCTGCGTCCTTCATGTTATTGCCACCCATAGCCCAGCCTTCAAATGGATAATGCTTTACAGCTTCATACCAAGTATCAGCGTCTTCGTTGGTACCACCTTGAAGAACGTTTAGGAACTTAGTTTTACCTTGACGATGTTTTAAGAAGAAATCATTGTTAAACAATGTTCCACGTAGACAATCGCCAAAGTCTTTAAGACCTGTACGTGCTTGGTTAATAGGTGCGGCACTCCAAGTAGGCAAGTCAAGTACCATGCTATAATCAGCAGTGAACTCTAGCCAGTTAAGAATTGCCATACGAGTTTTATCCGCGGCTCCTACATAACCTGCATCGCCCTGCTTTTCCCAGAAGTGCTGCCAGTCAAAATTGATAACGCCTTTACCAATCTGGAATCCGCCAGAATCGCCAAGAATAAAACTATCAGGATTAGTTTTATCACGTTGTTGAACCATGGATTCTTCGACATAACTCTTTGTTACATCCAACTGTGCATGACCCGCAGAATACAGCGCATCGGGGTAGTAAAAGTATGCCTGTTCCTTGTTAAGGAAGTTCATACCCTCAATGCCGTTTTCAAACTCTTTTGGAATTCTATTCAAAGGAACGAATTCTTCTTTTTGTTGCTTGCTGATAAAAGTTTGATAAAAACCGCTGATACTCGGCAAAAAGACTGCATAGTCTTTATTGCGTGTTTTTAAATCTACTGTACTTTTTTTACTTAACATATAATTCTCCTAGGTTGGAGACACTATTTAGGTCGTTAAACTTAAATTGGCACATAGCCGGTGTCAGTACTTTTCATTGTACTGGCAAAGCTAGTCCAAGCACTCTTATAAAGTCCCACATGGATCTTTAATTTCTTTGGGGTACGATCATTAGTAATTTGTATATTAATGTCGTATGTATAACTGTGCTCTTTCAACACAATTTCTGTGATTTCAAAACTATGCATCCATCTCTGGTCGCACATGTCTTGTAGATATTTGCAGAACATGTCTGCGGCCATGTGTCCAAGACCATCTTGTAACACTCCATCGTACATCTCACTAATTTTCAACAAATCATATTTGATATCGTTGATATTAATCATTGCACGACTTACATAAGAATTATTGTTGTTATGCACTGTTCTCACCTTACTTCTGTTCAAATTGAATGTGGCATCCATTTTCACCGTCCTCACTTACTTCTATTGTCACTGCTCTACCGGGATAGCGAGCATTAATTTGTGTGTATAAATCCTCTGCGATCATCTCGCAACTTTTAAAGTCTAATGCTAGTATAGCACCTTTATAAAGATTTTCCAACCAGCGTTTGAATTGAATAAATTCAATGTCACGATCATCATGAAACACTTCAATGGCTACTTTGAAATGAAACATGTGTCTGTGAGGATAGCCAAGAAAGCTAACATCATATTCATCTCCTGTAGCCAAGTTAGGATCAGTTAGAGCCGCTGGATACTTGTGTATGCCTTCCTTACGAAAGGTAACCCAGATCATTTTTTTCATTTCAGAACCTCGATGCTTGGATACTTCAGCGTGTGCTTTACAACAGGTCTTTCAGGCTCAGGAGTAGTAGCAGTAGCAGTAGCTGGAGCACTGACTATTTCTGCAAGACTTTCTAGCTCATCGTTGATAATTACTTCTTCAATGGGTTTTTCAGTATTTTCCATGTCGGGATTTGTTTTCTCTTTATTGAACTGTAACTGTTGATGCAAATCCCAAAATTTCCAATCAATTGCTTGAAGATGTTTTTCTATATTTTCAAGAAGAGATACAATTTTTTCTGATTGATTATCTGTCATATTATCTTTCTCGACTTGGATCTATGTCGTCTTCATCTCTATGTACAACGCTGAATGTATAACCGTTTTCTTCGCCAATAGTGCGAAACATATTCATAATCATCCATAGTTTCCAATCCATGCGATGCATGTATTCTGTGTGCTTTTGCAGTTCCAATAACATTGCCGCTTGAATTGAATCAGGTTCTGATGCTTCTGGTTTAACCGGAGTTAATTTTTTTGTTGTCATATTATTTCCTTAACGAGTATGACCTGGCAAGATGTAGTTATAAACACCAGTGCCGCTGTCGATGGTAATCATACAAGCCACTTGACAGAATTGTACTTTACATTCGCCGCTCATGCCAAGTTTAAGAATACTCAAAAACTTGTCAATGGGCCAAGCGTAGCCTTCTTTCATTGTGCCTGTTACATTGGCAGCAAAGGTCATACGTCCAAAGTGACTGCCGCCTGTGTCGCTACCAAAGATAAGAACAAGTTCGTTGTTCTCTGTCTTTACTGTAAACGTTGGCTCTAGTGCAGAATAGATGCCTGCCTTCTGTGCCATTTCACTTACTTTACTTTTCTTAGGTTCAAAGCTAATATCCCACTTAACACCTTTAAACTTGCTTTGTTGCAGTTGTGTGTCAATGATCTCTTTACTCATTAAACGATACTTGTCATTGTTGCCATCAGCATCTTTAAAGATAAAGTAATCTGGAACATCTGCACCATTTTTACTTACTGTAGATACTTCGACTTCAACGCCTTCTTTATTGTAAAGTCCAGTGAGACCATTTAAGAAACTCAAGTTACCTAAACCAACTTCACCGATTAACGGTGCCACTGGATTCTTTAATTCAGCTTCTAGGACCACGTTGCGTTTTTCGTCACAGGTCCATATTTCTGTGCTAGTATCAGTGCCTGTGATCTTTGCCAAGTCAAAAAAGCCGAGGCTGGCTGTGTGTCGCACGATATCAAAAATTGCGTCTTTCATTATTTTCTCCTATACGCTAGTATAGCGTATTTAGGTTAGTATGTCAACTGTTATAACTATCCATGTTACCAAAACATGATTAAGTTGACCTTTGATACGACATGCACCAAGCATATCGTGTATTCTATTTAGTTACGCAAACAAACTTTCAAAGGTGTTTGTTTGATCACTTGCTCGAATATCCCAATCAAGAACACCAATTAAGTTTTCTACTTTATTGTTGATGATTGTTTCTTCCATCGCACCATGGTCAAAAGGCATGTCCTTGAACCATTCTGGCAATCTCATTTCGTCAATTGGATGTGCAATACTTGTGATACCCATTGGATTGGATTTTAGTTTACAGACAATAACTTTCATACCATCCGTAACATCCAAACTTGCTTGGTCACCGTGTGCTTTCTTAAACCTATTCCAATTGATAGCCGCCATAGCATGTCCAACTCCGCACTTGCCAGTCTTCTCAAAGACTTCAGTATGTTTGGTCAAGTTGTTAACACGCTTAGGAGTACCTTTCTCCCAACCTGGTCGCTCTTTAAATGCCGTTCTAAATTCATTGATGGCATCAATAACGTCTTGCTTGTCCTGACCATTAAGAACCATTAGTAAAATCTTTTCCAAGAAACGTTGCATGAACTCTGGAGTATCTGCTCGCTTCAAATCAAGACCCATGGCCTTGATCTCACCAAGACTTCCATCAATGTCTTTACGTTTACCTTCTTTGTCGTAGATAAGAACAGCATAACGCTTTTTAGTAATAAACAAGCCTTTACTGGCAACTACTTCTCGACCAGCTTTAATAATCTCACCCAAATTAGTTGGACAGTTAAATGCTGTATTCATAAACAATGGGAAGGTAGCATTAACTTCATCAGCAACCATATCATAGAGCTCGATGATTTTATCGCGAGTCCAATCTACTTCACCTCGGTCAATCTGTCCTTTGTAAACCGGATAAGCACTAAAGTAACAACTGTCAGTGTCACCATAGATAATAGTTTTACCTTTGTGATCATACTCACCTGTGAACACATTATTAACTTGTGCTGCCATATGACGAGCAACACTACGACCCAATAGCGTTGTACTTTGACCAAGGCGAAGATCAAAGAACCTACTACCAGCATTGAGCAAAGCGCCATACAACGAGTTCAAATTAATTTTCTTAACTAACTGTCGCTTGTCCCAGTACTCAAACATGTCAGTGCCATATGCTTCTTTGGCTTTGGCTTGTAGCTCTTTACGTTCGGCATACCAGCGAGTCAGCAAGCCAGGAATAACGCCTTGGTTCTCATAAGTGAAGATTGTGCCATTGGCAGTTAACATCCAGGGCTTGCCTTGTAGATAAATTAAGTCATATGCTTCTGCCGCACTAAGTTCTGTGCTAGTACCATTCTCCCAGTCGATGACAATGTTATAGCCTTTGTTCTTGGCGGCAATTTCATTGTACTCGTGAACAGCAAACTTGCCGTCCCAATAGTCAGCAAAGCTGTTGCCACTGTCTAGCCATGCTTTAATTTCTGGTTTAGTTTGTTGTTGACGTACTTGTCCAACAATAGTTTCTGGACTCATGTTAAGCGCACGGATTAGGGAAGGATACAGACTGTTCAAGTCCATACTGCCAATCCAATCATGAACGCCTTTCTCTGGATAAGCAACATAAGCACCTGCCGCCTGTGTTTCAATTCCATCGCCACGTTTACGATCCATGACCATTACACCTCGGCCATGAGCTTCATTGATAATAGCTTGGTCAGTCATAGCAACCGCACCCATTGTTGTAAGAAACGTAACAGTATTTGCATGTGCCAATACATTAACTAAGTCAATGTATTGTAGTTTGGCATCCATCTTGTACAACAACATAGTATCTTGTCTATTATAAGCAATGAACTTTTCAAAGTCATTGTTATACAGTTGATCCAGTGTACCTTCATACTGAATTTTATTTTCACCCAGTTCAATCTCACCAACGTAGTCTAGACGATATGTGTGAAGTTCATGATATGTAAACTTACGATATAAGTCAAGATAATCTAAATGAACACGACCAATGAGATCGTATGTAGCACTGATTTTGCCATAGCGTTCATATTCACGCTTTTTAGGTTTGGCATTCCATAGACAAAATCTACGACTATGATCAGAGCCCATTAGTTTGATAACACGATTCACTGTGTAAGGAATGTCATATCCGCCACTATTCCAACCACTGACAATGTCAGCGTCTTCAATCAGACTTAAGAACATGTCTAACATTTCTTCTTCAGTGCTACAAAGAATAGTGTCATCAAATCTAGCAACGATTGCTTCGGCTTGATCCTGTGCCATTTTGTCTGGCTTGATCGCCAATGTGATTAATTTATCCAACCAGCCACAGTGTACAGAGATAGCAGTAATAGGATTAAAAGGATCGCTGGGATCGGCAAAGCCCTTAATCTTATTATAAGCAACTTCGATGTCGAAGAATGCCTTGTTGACTTTTGGTGCATCACTGTTTAGATAGTTTGTTTCCAAACAACGATTGACGGGTTTGATATCACTTTCATAAAGTTGCTTGTGACTATAAATGCGTTTTTCTTTATCAAAGGCCTTGTTACTATTTACAGCAACCTTGGTCAGTCTCTTACCATCAATGCCTGTGTATTGACCTTTATTATCTTGATAGTAAAACAAGTAATGTGCTGGGAAACTTTTATACTTCCTTACTCCGTCAACTCGTTCTACAACATTGATAAGGTCTTTATCTTTTACATAAACTGCGTCAACATAACTCATAGTATATTATATATTCCTGCAACATAGATTATTGTAACTATAAGTTGAACAATAATCAAACTCCATTTGCGCCATAGTATACCGAGAACAAACCAGCCTAGATTGCCTAAGCCGCTGATCCAAATGTTTAGTGGATAAACATTATAACTGGTCAGAGCAACTCCCCAGATTAGAATGGCGGTACATAACCACTCAAACCAGAATTGCCAAGTTTGTTCTTTTAGGAATTTAATCAAAGATGACCTGCAACTTGCAATACTTCTTCTACTTCAGTGAATGCATCTTGTTCTTTGGCAAACTCGTTTTTATAAGCAATACGCAATGCTTTTTTGAGTACGCTGGGCTTCATGTCAAGTTCTTCGGCGATGGCTTTAACTGTTTCAGTTAGTCCTTCGTTGAGTGCATTAACTTCACTTAAGACTTGAATGCCTTCAGCAAATAGTTTTTTAATTTTGGCTTTTTCATCGCCAGAAAACATACGCGGTTCCATAAACACTCCTTAATAAAATGTGTTATACTATTATATAGTATCACGCATCATCAGTCAAGTGTTATTTGGTAAATAATGATATTTCTTTTTGTCTAAGTTCGGCAAGTTCGGGACGACGTCTTCCGTTGTCTACCACCCATTTTGCCAATTCGTTGGGCACAGCATCAAAGTCACTGCGGTTGATGACTTTGAGTAAGTTACTGTTTTTGAATATTTCCTCACCTCGATCTGTGATAAAAGAGTCAAGAGCAAGTATTTGGTTTTTAGTTAGTTCTATCCGAACTAACTCTTTAATTAAAGGATTCATTTATCTTTGTTTTAGAGTTGCTTTTAATTGCCAAGCATGTTTTTTATGTGCGTCTTGACGTTCAGCTAAGAAGTTGCTTAGTCCATGATTGTGTGCAACTTCTGCTAATTCATATGCTTGCTCAAGACTAGACAATACAACATCGTTGTCTGCTAATAATTTTGCTAACATACCTTGTGCATTAAGAATTTGTATTTCATCGTCTAAACTAGTTAGTTCACTGAAGCGAGCAAAACTAGCAGGAGCATAAGCATCCAAGGAACGAATTTCTTCTGCAAACTGATCTATACTTCCGTAGACTTCGTTGTATATAGTATCAAACAATGCGTGATATTGTGGAAAATTAGGACCTTCAACGTTCCAGTGAAAGCCCTGTGCTTTTAAATAAAAGGCAAATGTATCTGCCAGTGACTTTTTCATTGCTTGTACTAATTCATCCATGATTTGTTATCCTGTTTATTTACTATTCTTTTCTAAATCTTCGCCTACTAAACGTCCTTTGAAAGGATGTTGCTTGGGACTTGTGCCTAATACTGTGCCAATCTTCTTTGCTCGTTCTTCGCCGCCAACTTGTCCTACACGCTTTTGATCAGCGTCTAAATCTTCACCGATCTTTTCGCAGTCGTTGACACGCTTGCCTGCATTCTTGCCTGTGCCGGGTTGTGTGCCAACTTTTCTATGGCCAGGCCAACAATTTTTAGGACCAGCTACACCTTCGGAGACGAAACGCAGAGTTTCAATCCATTCACGAACTTTCTTTGGACGGCCTTTGCCGCTTTTGTAAGATTTCAATGCATCTAATGTAACCAATTCACTGGGTTTATCAAACATAACACCTTCGTCATTTTCCCACTTACCGACTACTAAATATTTTTTACCTTTTTCAGTAACTGCCATAGCACCAGTTCTACCGCCAACAATTTTACGATCGCCGTGTGTGCGTTTAGATTTATGATACCAGCTAGAATAATCACCGAATTTAGTACCTGCTTCATCCGAGCCTGTAACCCCAGCATTGGGACGGCCTACGCTACGTTTGACCGGAGATTTGCCTTCTGGATCTTTAGTTGGCTCAATGGTTTGACCAGTGTCTGAATTATATTTTCGGCTATAAACTGTTCCGCCTGAATCGGGATTTTTTGATCTAGAAAACTTACCAGTAGCACCTTTTTCTTGTTCAGCACTGGCTTTGACGCCGGCCATCATCTCGTCCCAACCTTCTTTCATTTTTGTTTTTTTAGATTCGTACATACTGCTTTCCCCCAGCGGAACATGTACTGCAATTACTTCGTTGCCTATACGATTTTTACCTTCTTTTCTGACTTTGTCTTTACCATATTTTTCTACAGCTTCTTCATAGCTCATGCTAGTTTGTTTCCAAACTAGTTCTTTAGGATCTCGTACTCGACCATTTATAGTAGATGCTTCGTACATGCTTTCTTGACGTGGCATACTGGGCATTGTTGCTGTTGGTAATGCAGGAATATCAGGATTGCCGCCGCCAGCATAGTCATGAACGTCACGGTCAAAGCGCATGTGAACCCATTCATATGGATCACCGTCTCGAGCTTTTTGTACACCATACGGCATTTCACCATGGTCGCTGTAGTAATCAAACAATGCATGATATAAGTCATCGCTTAGTTCTTGTCCAGCTAAGAAGTTTTTAACTTCGTGCTTGAACTTGCTGACAATGTGACGCATTGTGTTATCGTTTTCCATGACCATTGTTGGATTTAGATTGGCCAGGCCTTCTAAGAATTGTTCGCTGGTGCCATTGGCAACTGCGGTTTCATATAAACCAAGAACGTACCTAGCACTGTTAATGCCCAGTTTAACTTGAGTGTTACCTACAGTAATAACTGCACCTGTTTTATTGGTAACAGCTTCAGAGATCTGTTTTAAGTTATTTGTACCTTGTAGGGTATTTTGTTGATATAGTTCAAATAGTTTCATAATTAACTTTCGTAATTCTTAAATGCGAAAACCTTTTGTAGTCTTTCGTATGCTTCTGTATTTATTTCTTCGCTGACTTGGTCAGATTTTTTAATATTAACCGGCGTAAGTTTTGGGCTTGGCCTTTTTGCTTCCGCCACACCTTGCTGACCCGACATATCCATGATTTGTCTAACATAGAAATTGTAATGACCGCGACGGCCATTGTATTCTCTATCACCAAGCACAGTTTTTAATGCTAGTACAGCATCATTCATTGATGAACCACGCATTATTTTTAATGCGTCAGTGACCAGTGAATCAACTCGCTGTGAAGCTTCTGTTACATCTTGATCTTTGCTTTTCATATAATCACGAACAGTATCTAAATAGTCAACTGCTTTAGTAATCTTTGATTGAACCCATTCTGGCAAGTTCTCATCGCTGGTTAATATACTGCGTAGTTCGCTGGCAGCATCAGCGGCAGTGGCAAGATCTTGTCGAGCCATATCGCCTTCTTGATCATATTCGCCAGAGTCTTTATTATCAGTAATACCTTCTGACAAATCAGCGACTGCAAAGCCAATATAACTATTACCATTTTCGTCACCTGATTGTACAACAAAGGCACCGCCTTCTTCTGATTCTAATTCGCCGATTTCCCAACCCATACGGTCTAATATTTTTTCAACTTGTTGTTGTGTAGCTTCATTACCATTATACCACATTCTGGCATATTTGTGTAATGTATCTTCTTCACCACCTGAACCATCGTCAGGAGCAAACTCTTTAATTGTTTTAACTTCTTCTTGTAGCTTGGCAATCATTGTATTACGTTGTTGATGTTGTTCTTCTGAAAGAGTATTAACGTCTAACTTGCTTAAACGATCTGCTAGTTCATAAAGTTGTCGGGCTCTTTGCTTATCCATTGTTATTTCCATTTTCTAAAACATTAGACTTATCTTTTTTAGTTTTAAATTCTTCAGCTTCCTTTTTAGGACGCTTGCGAGTCATTGCCATGTTGCGTTTCATGGGCACAGCAAATAAATTGCTGGCTGGAGCAGAAGCTACAGCACCACTGCTAATGCCGCCAACGCTGCCGTCTTCGCTGATAAGTTCTTTTATTTTCATATGTTTATTTATGCCAATTTGTGTCAATATAACGTATTATTTTTTCTTAATACTAGTTAACTGCTTTAATAATGGACCAGTTTCAATGTAGTTTCTAAAGTACCAACCCTCTTCGCCAGACTTTGAAACTTTGCTTTTACGATATGATCTTATTCTTAGGAATAATTGTCCGCTGTTAGCGTCAAATACTTCTACAATAGGTAATCCTGATTCATCTTGTTCTACATATCTTGCATCAAGATCTATATCTTGTAACTGTGATTCTAAGTTGGCAAAGCTGGAAATAGAGTAGCTACCTTTTTCCAAGTTAATTAACACAATATTAGGATTTCCTAAAGTAGCAAAATAATTAATAGCCTTGATAAAATCGCTGACATATAAATATTCTTCATCGTCGTAATTGCCGCTTAATAAACTACGTAGCAAATCAGTGACTTCGTGGTACATAAATTGAAATGCACCCATGAAAGAATCGTAATTAGATTTTGCAGTCATTGATTCAAATTCTTCTTTAAAAGGTACAACATCAATACCTAATTTACTCCATAATTCATCTTGAGCTTCAAATGCAGTCCTGCCCTTGGTATCATCGGCAATAGTTGTACCGCCGCCCACTTGTGCAATTTGATCACTGCCTGCTTTAAGACTAATATTAAGTCGTTGTTCGTGTTGCTTGCCAGTTTTAGGATCAGTGACAACAACTTCAATGTCAGACTTCTTACCTGTCTGATCACTCAAGCCATCAGTGATAACATGAATAATATCAGGTTTACCATTTAAATAAAAGAAAGAAGCAAATTCTTCTGCATCTGCACTATTTGCATACTCTACAGCGCCACTAATTTCTTTATTCAATAAAGGTCGTTTTGTAGTATCCATAATTTCTTTGAATGGACCTTCTTTTAATTTTAATGTGAAGACAATACTGTCTTTAACAGTTGCTTGGTTAACATCTTTTACTTTAACAGTGTATTCACCCCAGGTATCTTCTTTATCTTTACCTCTAACAGTTTTTTGTAATTGTAAACTATCAATAACTCCCCAAATATCACCAGGAGCGATAGTTTTAATTTTTCCATTAACTCTTGCTCGCATTTTAGCAAATAATGCCGCGCCAAGAATACCCTCAGATATATCACCTCTATTGCCAATCTTATCTGCAACATCGCCGGCCAACGCACCAAACTCTCCGGTTTTCTTTAGATTGGATAATGATATTGGCCCTTGATCAGTGTTAACTGAAATTGTTTTACCGCCAAACTGACCTTGCGCCATTAAATCTCTAATACGTTTAATTTCTGTTTTGTCAATAATTACTGATCGTCCGTCTACTGTTGGAAATGGCTCGCCGGCAGTGACTTTCCTGGCAAATATATCTATCCTAGGTACATTTGTCCTGCTGTTAGGTTTAATCAACTCTGACGGAGCTAAGTTCGGACCTTCTAATAAATTTTTAAGTTCTAATAATCGCATAATAGTATATTTATTCTTTATTCTTGTTCATCGGTGTGAGCTAAACAGCCTTCCCAGAAACTGTTATTACTGTAGGGACATAAGTTAGGATCTGTAATATCTCTGTCATCGGACCACTTATATCCAGCGGCATGCCCACTACAATCCTTGGTACAAGGATAGCCTTTGAATACGCCCGCTTCTAATATATTTTTCCATAGAGCATTTAAACCTTCTAACATCCCAGATTCATCTGCTCTGCCGTTTTTCATATTAGCGCACCAGTGATACATCTTAGCACGTTCACCACTTGCATTTTTTGCTTTTGATCTTAGATCAGATACACTTCCGTCACAGCTTGCACCGCTACGTTTTACACGTCCAGGACTGCTTTTACCTTTTACTCGACCGTCTGCGAAGTTTTCTGCCACACCTTGTTCTACGCTTTCACTTTTGTATGTGGCTCCAGTGCAGACCCAAGCAGGGCCTGTGTATCCTTCAGGAAATGTTTTTAGATGCTGAATAGTTCTATGCCAACCTTCAATCAAATCATAACCGTTTGATAATTTAGCAACAATAATTGGTTCTGCACTCACACCCTTTTGCTGAATCATTTGTGATTGTAGTGCGTGTCTTTCAGCATCACGCGGCACTTGAAAAGGATTGGAACTACCGCCTTCTCGACTAGCAAGCATACGCTGAGTCTTTGGTGTAAAGATATCAAATGTTATAGGCAGTTTAGTCAGTGTCCATTTACAATTACCAAAATCTTGTTTATTTCTTTTTAGAAAATCATCTAACTCTGCTTGGTCACGGATGCCCTTGGCTTGTGCATATAAGAAGTCTTTCAATACATAATCAGGCCAAGTTGGAAACTGTTGCTTCACAAAAGCAAATAAACTATTTCTAGCTTCCGCCATGCCTTGTTTCTTGATGGGCTGACCCAGGAGAACATTACCATCATACTTCAATCTACAAAAACGATTAGAATCAGGATCTATGTTATTTTCTTTGCACCACTGATCTTTCATAGCACTGGCTCGTTGTTCATTGCTAGCGGAAAATCTGTATAAAACATTTTTATAAGGCCCTAGAATGACCCAAGTGCCATTTGGGCTACTGGGTGGCAACGGATCTCCTGGATTCATCCAGACGGGCTTTTTCAGTGTCGATTGTGATGCTGGACCCGGATCTATATTCAAATATTTTACAGAATAGTCTTGTGCTTGTTTAACACCAGCAGGTCCTGCCATGGAATCAAACGCAGGTTGACCACGTTTGAAATTGACCTGTTCACCAACTTCATCCCATTCTCCGTTTACTGTTATGTCTATCAACTCACGAGCCGTACCTGGAAATTCTTCAAATCGTGTGACACCTAGTCTGCCCCACAAATTCGGTATATCTCTGTGACGACCACGTGCATCTATGTATTCGTTGGTATCTCTATCACGTACATAGGCATGTACTATCGAGTGGCGGCTGATATCTTTTGAGATTTCTTCTTGTTCTTGTGGATTTAGATTTTCCCACTCGTCATCATCCAGTTGCATGTCCGGTACGCCTGCATCGGCGTTGTATTCCCATATATAGCCTATTGGATATCTTTTAGGATTGAGTTGATTTATAGCAACGGCCAATATCATGCATTGTCCTTGCATGTAGGCTGCTTGTGCTTCTGCTCGAACGGCATCTTCATCCAAGCCTTCTGCCATGGTATGCTCTAGTATTTCATCGCCAAAATTTTGATTAAAGATTGCTGGTGGTATTGCGTTCAATGCACCAATCCAATGAGACTTGCCTCCTGGAAACCAGTTGGGGTTGTCTGTAAAATATCCAAATTTGCCGTATACTGATTGCAGACTATTAATTGACGTTGACGTTACTAATGGATTTTCAAAAGGTCTTTTCACACCAAATTGTCTAACAGTGAAGTCAATGGCACTGCCATTCACTATGGGCATGATGTGGCCATTGCCCTGGCCAGGCTTACCTTTCTTACTTTGGAACTGTGGATTCTTGGCAATAAAATCAGCACTGGGAGGAGCCAATGAAACTACCTGCGTTGGAATTTTATTTTGTTCTGCCCATCGTACAAATGCTCTGGTCACAGTTTTACAATCGTGTTGTTTGTATTTTTGTCCTATAGGACTATTGACAAAGGATTGAATAATAGTTTGAAGGCTGTTACCGGAATCTTCATTGACATCCGTGGGCATGAGTTTAGCGATACGTGGCTTGAATAAATGTTGATCACCTTTGGAAGTTTTTAGCACAGGCTGATTATTGTCATCAGTTGTAAACCCTTTAACTTCTGCTCTGCGATTTTTAAACTTGCCCACAAGAACTTCATCGCCCACATCAATGCTAGGCGGCTGATATGATTTGTCTTCTTTTAATTCTAGTAGTCTCATATTAGCTCATTATGGGCACAACTTCAATTTGTACCAAGTCTGTGTTCGGGGCATGTTGTCTTATCCATTGTAAAGCGACACCATTAGCATCTGACTGCGAATTACCAATGCCGCTGAATCTATATAATTCTTGTCCAGTGTCGACATTCATTACTTTCCAAGCACCTGTAAACGTACCAGGTGTTGCACGTTGTTGCTGTAAGTCTGTTGTGCTACCTGGTACAGGTGTAAAGTTCTGTTCTATATCAGGCTCAATATCAATAACGCCGGGAATAGGTCTTACAGCGCCAGGCCTTCCTGAACTAGCAGGACGATCAGGAGTTGCACGCCATCCATTAGCTCTAAAAAACTCTGCTTCAGTTGCCCCATTTGTGTTTAAATTCCATTCACGTCTAACTTGTTGCATCGCTTCAAATTCATCAAAAGCAACAACTTCTACACCCTGTCTTTGATATGGAGAATCATTTGATCCGAAAACCCTCCAAACAAAAGGCGTCATGAGTCTACTAGGTAAGGGTTCACGTGCTAAAGGTACTGTACCGACACTACCAGCTGGTTGTGGCTCACCTGCTGTGGCACGGAATGGATTTGCTAGTATAGGTTCAGCAACAGAATCACCCCAACGTCTTATACCAAACATACGTTTTGCTTGGCTTGGTTGTAGTTCATGCGGGCCGTGATTAATATAATCATCTAAGAAAGTCAGTGCTTGTTCATCTGTTGTAACATCTATAGGAACCGGAGATGACAATCTTCTATTTCTATCCAAGTTAAACAATTCATAACGGTTCTTGTCAAATCTAGGACGACGATATAAGTTCACTGAAGAAGTGTTACTAATACCATTGGCATAACGCCAGCTTCTATAATCTGCGCTAGTTGCATCATAGTTGTCCATTGTTCCATCGGCGTCTGCACTTTTAAATGTACCCAGTGTATTTCCGGTATTTCCGTCATATACTTCCCAGTTGTCAGCATTATCGTCAAATGGGCGAACTGGATAAACAGCGGCAGCGGCTAATGCACTTAATTTCTGGTTCCAGCTACTGGCTGCTTTTTGTAATGCTTCTTCTTTTGATGTAGCAACAACTTCAACGCTGGCACCACTCTTTCCACGGCCATTCAAATCAACACGATACCACATTTTCTTACCGTTGGGTTCTTTGCCTGCCTTACGTTCAAACTGTGCTTGTTTAATAAAACTCTTCAATGCACTTTGAGGTAATTCACCTGCGGCATACTTGGCAAAATAAACCATGGTATTTGTAGTATCTTTGTCATTGCCTGCTAATAACTTATAAAGTTTCTTGGCGTATTCTTCTTTGTATTTTGTTTCGTCTGCGGCAGCATCCATGGCAACAACAAAACGCAACAATGTTGTTTCAATCTTGTCAAAGTTACTGTTTAACCAATCGCCGCCTGGACTACGGAATTCGATATATCCGTCTTTGGTATTAACACTGGTATACTTGCTTGTGCTGCCACTGTGTATTAATTTTGCGGCACTGGTGTTTAAGTGCTCTTTCATAGTGTCTAACAAACGTTTGACATCTTCTGGACGCTGTGTGATATTATCTTTAACAATCTTTAATGCGCTTTTGGCATAAGTGTTACCACTGCGACCAAAGTTTTCTAAAACATATTCGTCGCCCATTAGAATAGCAAGTTTGACATAATCTAAGTTTTGTAAGTCACCCTGCCAAGCTGGAACACTGACATTGATGTGTAAGCCCGTGCTGTCATTTGTATAACAGCCAAACTTATCTGCCCATGCTTTAACTTTTTTCAAGTCATCCAATAATTCATCAATGGGCAATGCTGGACTGACAAATTCTAAGCCGCCGTCTCCGGACTCATCTGCTTCTAAACTGCCATCAGGTTCTACAACATAGTGTAATTCTGTGGCACTGGGTCTTGTTATACTACGGCTGTGATAATTGTCGCTGGCTTGTACTTCTTTACCAATGGCACGACTAAAACTATCAGCGGCATCTTGTATACTAACGTCACCTCCGCTGGTATCTGGATTATGATAATGTGGCCAAACAATGTTATAATTCTGTTCCACGTCAACCATACTTTCCATAGCTTCATGTTCGAGCCATTCACTTTCCATGTCTGCATCTCTGTAGAAATTGTTAGTAAAATCTTGATAAGCATCGTCATACCATGGATCTATTCTATCTTCTGAGACTTTGGCGGCAGCATTTCTGTAATCTTCTTTAGAGGGATCAGGATAATCTCCGCTGGCGCTGGCAGCTACTTCTAGTATACCAAATACATCGCTGGGCGCGGCATTATAGCGCAGCCAATCATATATCATTTCTTCTTTATCTGATTCCCATCGATCTCCAGATTGAGTGCCCAGCCAATCAGTATAGTTATCTGTCATTTGATCACGTAGGCGTTCTGCATCTCTACGACTATTAAAATCACCATCGTAGAAGAAATCATAGGCATCTTGAATACTGCGAACGCTTTCATCTTGTTCGTAGTCTGGTTCTTGGTAGTCATCACCTTCATCACTTTCGGCAGCACCCGGAACAATCATTTCAAATTCCATGCCTGCCTTGGCGCCGATATCTTTGGCAGCACGACGTAGAGCACTGGGGCTCATGTTTATTTCGTTGAGTAATTGTTCTTTTAGTTCTAAGTATTTCATGATACGACTTTCGTTGTAATCTTATATTTATTGTAATAATTATGTATATCAAAGATCACAGTTTTGTAATCATTGTGTAGCCAATGATATATATAAAACTTTAACAAGTTAGTTGAATCTTTATTAAATCTAGTGGCATTTACTCTTGCTATAGATAAAGCAGGATAACGTTGTTTTAACTTGGCAATGATTGTTTCATCGTAATCGTCTACGATAACATCAATAGTTGTATAAGTTTGATTTACTCGTCTCATTGTTGTTTCTTGTTAGTCAAAGACCAACCTTTGTCATTTGTAGATTCATTGGCACTGGAAATCTGTTTTAATTTGTTTTGTTTTAACCATAGTTGAAATTGTTCCGGACTTCTAAATCTTTTATCTACAGTGGGTCGCCCGTTTTTATCTTTGTTTTTATCAAACCAAGTACGTTGTTTTGCCAATGTGGTAGGATCTTGAGCATTTAGATCACCAGCAAAGTAATCACGCATAGTTGCTAAACTTGCTTCGTCCAAATCTTGTTCTTTCATCATCCAATCGGGTGGTGGCGTTTTAGTTATATATTGACTGGCAATTTTTCCATTTTGTGTTACTGTTATACGATATTCGCCATCAGCATTTGGTCCAGTAACATCTGAAATTCTCTTTTGATTGACAGAAGGGCTTCCTGTTTGTTTTTGTATAGTTTGATCAGATTTTACATGACTTGCGTATTGACCTGAATGCCAACTAGGATCATCCATAGAAGTGCCGGCCTGCGCACCACCAATGGCGGCTGCCCCTAAAGCAAGGCCTGCGGCAGTATTTTTAAGCCAGCCTTCATCTGTTTCTTGTTTTGTAGGAACATCAAATACTGTATAGTATCTCTGTGTCTTTTCATTCCATACTGTGCGACCTTTAACACCACTTAGTTTCTCTTGACTTGTCATTTGATCCCAAGTCTTGGCTACTGTTTGTTGTTCTTCCGCCATGCCTTGCTTTTGAGATTTCTTAGCCGCCTGATAGAAAAATCTCAAGTCTTGTTTCTCATCAGGGAGAACAACACCTTCGCTGCCATTTTCCAAAGATTCATAAAATATTTCATCTATCAAGCCAACTACATCGGCCAGGTGAAAGGGCAATGAGGCAGGGTCACTGAGATCTTGTTTGATTTGATCGCCAGCATAACTTTGTGGAGTATAATTCTGTATCAATGACACTAATAAGTTGCCATCATAGTTAGTTTCTGTATCCGAGCCTTCCGCCACACCTTCTTTGGGTTCGTCATTTCTAAATTCTTTTGGATTATATACAGGAGATTGTTTTTTTGTTGGCGATTTTTCTTTATTTGGTATAACTAATTTTTTTAATTGTTGCATTAATCCAGGACGTTTAAATGGCAAAACATCACCTTCCGCCACACCTTGCTCTTTAACCTTCTTAACACGTTTAACTGGTAATGGATATTTCTCAACTGCTTGTTTAACTGTGTCAAAGTATGTTAGTCCTGCGACCTTTGATTTAGGATCTGTGCCACTGGCGTGATAGAACGCAACTCTGTCATCAGCACGAGCCGCATCACGCAATGCTGTGGCACTACTTACACGGGGACTTGGCTCATGAATGATTTGTGCAAACTTATAATAACCGTGAGCACCTTCTACACCATTGTATTGATTTAATAATTTACCACTCCAAGCCCAGTCAGCGGCATCGGTGATATACGCAACTGTGGCACGTTCATTTTTACGTGTCTTCTTAAAGATATAAGCTGCCAATGTCAATACGCTGGTCTGTGCTACAATATGTCCTTGAATGGCGGGATATATCTCCGTCATCCAAGCAGACTTTTGCTCAAAGGTCAGTGGATCGTTAGGACCAAGAGTAGTGGCATTAGTTCCAATGAACCAATTTGCGCCAGCTTGTTCCACTGTGCGCCATACTTCTATGTGTCCTTGATGTGCAGGATTAAATCTGCCAAAGGCAAATGCCACTGTGGCACCTGTTGATTCTACTAATACTTGATTTATTTTCATCCTGGTGTCCACCTTTTTCTCGGTACAAACTTCACGTTGCCGAATTGTTTATTGCCATCTGCATAACGCACACGGCCTTCGCCATTTGTATCCCAGATATCTGCTTTTGGTCCTGCTTCAATTTGGTCAATGACATGGTCTTTTAATATTTGTACAGCACGAACAATTTTAAATATTTCTTCTAATACATTGTTCTGTGCTGAATCTAATTCTTTGATCTTTGCTTGTTTTGGCACACTGACTTTACTGGTCATCCATTGAAAGAAATGCGGTGTGCTTAAATTATCTAACTGTTTTGCTTTTGCACTTTGATTTACATAGTTATAAATGATCTGCTTTAAGTCACTTAATCCGGGTACACCTTGTAAGAATGTATCAACTTGCTTGGCATGTTGCTTGATGTGATTCTCTACTTGCGATATCATACTATTATCAACTTGAACCGGTGCTACATTGTATATAGGGCCTAATACAATTAATTTTGGATTAGCATTAAACATTGTAAAGTCTTTGATGGGAATCTGTGCCGAATCTGGAGCACCGTGTTCAGTAAAGTAAGCATGGCCAACAACCATAACTTCTGCACCTGCAATTCTACGTCCTAGATCACTGTCTGCTCGCACATGATATGTTGTTTGACTTTTTGGATTAGGATGGAAACTATAAACACCATCCACTAACTCCGGTGGACTTAAAAATAGAGAATCAGCATATACATAAAATGTACTGTTACCATCTAAATCTTTGGGAGTACCCGGTTCAAACAATGTTGCCAAGCTAGCAAACTTATCTGCAAACTGCTGACGGCCTGCAACCTCTTCTGGAGTAACCGCTTTACCACTAGACATAATAAAGTCTGATACATCCGTTGGATTAGCAGGCTTTGCACGTCGACTCCACTGATTATGACCATGCGGAGGAACAAATACACCACGCTCACGCCCCCAATAGATTTGAGGATTACCATCCCACTTCATACGCACACTGCCACTACCTTGTTCTGTGTTCATATCTTTTAAATGTTCCAATGCTTCAATGGTACCAGCACTGCCATAGAAGAATACAAGATCCTCTAAGTGATTAAAAGCACGACCCAGCTTGGGATCCACTGCTTCCATTAATTCTTTTAGTTCCAATAATCTCATTCAGGACTCCATTGCATACTTTTGCTGCCTTTGACAGCGGGCTTAAATCCCCGACCTCGGTAGAACTTGGTTAGCTTACTTTGACTGACTTGTCCTTTATCCCATGGGAATAATGTAAGTGCAATACCATCTTCACTGGCCAAGCTCTGTAATTCTTTCATGGCACGACTGCCTACTCCTGCACGTAGCGGATATGCTTGAAACCATTTTACTTCCACTGCGCCACGTTTGCTAAAACTTGGAACAAGTTCAAACATGGCAAACTGTTGATCATCGCCTTGACCACCCATGGGCATGACGTGATTGTTTTGAAACTGTTGCGGATATAAATCATAGACTTTTTGAATCCAAGACTTGGCGGCCGAATTGTCAGCTAGTTTGATTCTTGTTGTCTCTTCGTTTTCTGTTAATTCTTTAATTAGCATACTATTATCCGGTAAACGGGTCAGTGATAACTGGTGTGTCGCCACGACGCATGACATTTTCAGTGTGTAAATCCCAACCCAGTCCTTGACTTTTTCCAAATTGAAAAAGCTCTTGCATTACTGCAAATAAACTTGCATACATTTTCTCTACTGCTGAATTACTTAGTCCTTTTACGATGTCGCTTTCTCTGCCCGGTCCTTCAAAATTTGTCCAAAACTCAGAGTCAAGCAGTTGCTCTTTAGCGTCTCTCCATTTCATAAAAGGTATAATGGACAAATCGCTGAGTGCCCATACCATCTGTTCCATAAAGCTGTTATTGACAATGGGCTCAAGATTCTCCATTGATATTTGTCTATAGTCTACTCCATTCAGTGTAAACACAGTATGATCGGCGCCACCAATGCTGATAAATCTTGGCAGGAATGGCGACTTCTTATGTGTGGTATAAAACTCATAAAACCCTAAAAACGATGCGTCTCCTTCTGCTCGAGACAACTCCTGCGGCATGATGATTTTAATAACACTGCCTTCTTCTTTGGTCCATACAGTTGCATCATAGCCGCTGCCAACACTCTTGTACCCTAGCTGTTTTAATTTTGCTATAATTTGTTTACTATTGGCAGAGTCTCGATCGTACTCACGTAAAATGTCGTTTATTTTCATAATTTGTTTAACATATTACGGAACCATTCATTGGTGCCAACACGCAGACTTTCTACACGTGGCGCACGTTCTCTCCATGCTTTGTCGGCCTTGGCTCTGGCCAATAAATCTTGTGCTTTTGCACTTGGTAGCGCAGCCAATATAGATTCTACACTGCCTAAATCTTCTTCACCGTATTGCGGCCCAAGTAATACTTTTGCTATATCATCAAAGTCATCGGCGACCATGTCGCCTTTTTTATTATCGGGAGTACGTTGGAATAAACCTTCCCAACCACTCCACATCATATTTTTTTCTTTGGCCAACATAGATATCATTATTTGTTTGCCCACTCCTTTGTATGTGCTACCTTGAGGAATTTTATGCTGATGATATTTGCTTACTTTTGCTACTTTGTATATACATTCCAAGTCTACTTGATAAAACTTACCTTGATAAGGAACACGCATAAAAACATTTATACCCGCTCGTTTTGTTTGATATCCTTTACTTTGTAGATGTGCTGCCAGCGTTCTGCGGGCAGCATTTTCTATAGTATCTTTTTTAACAGTGGGGTCAGGTTGTACATCGAAACGATCAATGATATCTTGTAATTCTATTTGTAGATCTAAGTCTCCGCTCATTTGCCCTGGAGTCGGATGAAAGCCGCTGCCAATCATAACGGATGATAGACCCATAGAAGATAATTCCTTATCTACAACAGCCTGTAAAGCGGTGGCTTCTTTTTGGTCATATTCTTCGGTGTCTGCAAATACATCTCCGCCCTCATTTAATATCATACTAACTCCAATATATAACTAGTATTTATTAGAAATAATACATTTAATTGATATAAATTATAGTCGTAAAAAAGCCCCTTGCGGGGCTTTCTCATTGTGAGCTGGGCTCTATTACATACCTGCAATTCTAGTTCGGAATTCATCAAAGTCTGTACTCATTGCAACAACTTGTTTGAGAGTAGCTAAAGAAACAAATGCTGTTGCTCCTGTACTGTCAACAATATCCCCACCTGCTGGCAATGTTAAGTCACCGTCTGTGCCAAATGTCCATTGTTTAGCGTCTGCTTCAATTATTAAATTAGTCTCAGTTGTAGATATAGTTGTATCACTGTCTACAACACCATACTCAACAGTGAATACTGTACCAGTGTTTGGTCTATTCCCGCCCAATCCATACCAGCTATTAAAGTTCCAATAAGTTCCATCGTCGCTGACTAAACTACTAACTCCGTGACCACCAGGTGCTTGTGCGGCCGCTGCCAACGACCCAGCATCACCAGCAGTCCATTTCAATACGAAATTAGGATCAGCAAAAGGAATTACCAACTGTGGATTAGCCGATTTCAAAATTCTAAATGTAAACGGATTAGCATTAGAGTCTGCTATAGTTCCTGTCTCCGTTTCAGTTACAGTGGTAACTGGATTGTTTAATATGATATTTCTTGGAGCAGTTAAGTCACCATCAGTGTCAAACGTCCAAGTTGCTTCAGTACCAAAGCCAGCTCGTAGTTTAATTTTCTGGTAAGGTCCGCCAAAGATATTTACTGCGCTGTTGGCACTATTGACTCCGTAATCAACTGACTCAACATAAGCATTACCAGCTGAGTTTAGAATTATTTTGCCGCCATCAACTTGGAGATTTCCTGGAGCAGTTAGTTTGCCATCTTGACCAAAATACCATTCCTTACCATTTGAATTAATTGTGGTACTAGTAGTAGAACGAATAAGGCTAGTGGTTCCGTTGACTGACGGGAAATCAACTGATCCGTTACTGCTAAATTGCAATAGCATTCCGTTGGCATCAAGCCATATTCCAGCCGGGGATTGAATAATTCCAACACCTGAATTACTAGTTGGCAATGTTAAATCACCATCTGTGCCAAAAGTCCAACTTTTATTTGATGCCGCTGTTATCTTTATAGATTTGGCCAAAGTCAGCAACTCCATACCAATGTCGTCGTTGATAGGGTCACTGTAGAGTATCTTAGGATAAACTCCGTCGCCAGCATCTGGAAAACTCAATCGTTTATTACTCGAATCTAAATCCCATTCGTTTGCGGCTGTTTCATCTCCTGCAAAAATAACGCCATTGCCATTTGGCAACTTGATAGATTCTGGATTAATCTTAAAGGTGTTATTTAGCCCTTCGGGTCCGGGCCCGCTAGCAGAAAGGTTAACAGTTAATGATTGATCTACGGGTATAGTAATGCCCTTGCCAGTTGAGATGGTATTGTCTGGGAATGTTATATTACCATCTGTGCCAAATTGCCATTGGGGGCCGGCGGCAGCATTATCAGATGTAATACGAACCGTGCCGTCTGCCTTAAGATCAATATCGTCGCCTGCTTCCATCCATATGTCGTCTGCGCTTATTATACTAATGTCGGCATCAATTCCAGGCTCGGTTCTAGTTGTTTTAATATTGAAATCTTCGTCAACCACACCCCATAGAGTTCTTT